GACCACAACATCTTCAACTACATCTGTCTTTTCAACTTGTGTTTTTGATTTTGTCATAGGTTGTACCTCCTTGTTAATCTTAGAAGTATTAATGCCTTTAGCACTATCAACTAAGAATTTTATCATTGTTGTTTTTTCATCATCCGTTTTTTCAACGAACCCTATATTTTCCATCTGCTCTCCAGTAACGGGGCTAAGTTCTGACTCGTTTTCAGATGATATAACAATTCCACTTTCTTTATCGTAAAAAACATTTTCTAGCACTGTTGAGTCTGCCTTGATAACATCTACGCCATCAACCTTCTCAACTGATACAATATTTGCAAACTGATTTGCTGGGGAATCTACAAGACTCAACTCAACCAAATCATAATCTTTAATAATTCTAATCTGTGAGTCTGACTTCTCATCATAACCGTCATCCCACTTGTTCATTCGTCCACCAATAGAAAAACCAGTCAAAGTTCCATCTAGAACTTTTTCCCATGTATCTTGTGCACCCTTTGATACATATGCTGAAACAAATACACCCTTGTAGAACTTCTTTGTTTCTGGATCGAAATACTTATCTTCTTTAAAGTTAACCATCTTGCCAACTGCTAATGGCTGATGCATTTCTCTGATGTTCCCACGAAACTTTGCAAACGCATTCATTGATGCTTCTGATGTAACAATATCCATTTGCTTGTCAAGGTTGTCTAGTGATGCAAAACCTGAAACGATACGACGCTCTTTATCTACCTTGTTAAAAGGCATTGAAAGACGAAGATTTTCCCCATCTGAATTCCAATGGGCTTTGGATACATTGCTCACCATTATATTATAAACCCCCTTTTATACATATATCACATATTGGACATATTGGACATTATGGAGTTTGTCGTCCCTCTCCCTTTGGTGCCCTGCCAGCAACTGTTGAGGTGCTGTCAGAATTTGTATTTGTTCTTTCTGCATCTCTTGATCTTGTTGTTCTTGCTTCCGCCGATGCTGCTGGGCTTAGATCTAAGACCTCATCGCCACCATCTCTCTGTGGCATATCCAAAACAACTCTTGCTTCGTTAGGAGTCATGATCTGATTCTTAACATAACGCTCAAGGATTTGAGACTGAGCAATTTCGTCAGTAAGTGTTAACTCGTTAAACACAAATTCAATAATGTCTGTTTTTTCACGAATGATTTTATTGATCATTTTTTCAAGTTGTCTTTGGGCTGGTCTTGCAACCTGCTCCTTAAAGGTACGATCCTGTGCAAGTGCTGCTGCAATAGATCCAGAATCGCCACCCCCAAGTTTAGATAGTGGCACTTGATGTGCTACAAGGATATCATCACGGTTTTGCTTACGATACTCTTTAAATGAGCCGTCCTGTATACCGTCTTCGATGGGCTCCATTTTAAATTCAACTTTATTGTTTTCGCTATCACCTGGAAGTGGAATATATAGCGTTCTGTGAGACTGCCCCCTGAGACTTGTCTGCAAGAATCTAAACATCTTGTCTTCTGCATCTCCAGAAAGTTTCGCACCTTTTAATGTTACAACGTATCGTGGAACTGCTTTGTTTGCAAAATAGTCAATGTTATATTGTGAAGCAAGAGAGTCTCCATGTAGTGAGTTAATCGCCGACATAATGTCTGGCACTCCGTAGAATGTGTTTAGAGGTGAATACTGCTTAAAGTGGATTATCTCATTTGGTCTAGCATCTGTGGTTAGTGGGTTCTGATTCTTTGCTCCAAAGTTACGGAAGTAAACAATCTTGTTTCCAATGATTTGAACATATCCATCCTTGATTCTTCGTACTCGCATTGTTGTTGCTGGTATGTGTCCAACGTATCCAATTTCTCCACGAGTTGTTCTTCCAATTTCCAAGTAACCATTTCCTGTTGACTGTAGGTCTGTATAAACCTTTTCCATTGTGGCTGTAAAAGAGTCATCGTCATTTAGGCTTTCTAACCAATCACGCATCTCAATCTTTGCTCTTTCAATTCTCTTTCGTGCCTTCTGTGTTGCACTATTATCTTCTGATGCCTCTAGTCTCATCATTGTTCTTGGAGAAACTTTGAACTCGTAACCAAGACCAACAATGTTTTCAACTTTTGCATCAATTGCTGCGTGGTTTGCAAATGATGTGTCGTAATAGTTTGCTAATTCATAAAGATTCCATGGTGGTGTAATTACGTCAAACATTCCGTAGCCATTTACATACACTAGTCCTGGGTTTATCTCTTTTGACTGTGCTCCATCAATACCGCTTTTTCCAGCAAGTGCTGCAGTTGTGTATTGTGTTGTTGGCTCAACCATTTTGGTTGACATTCTGCTTGTACGTCTTTTAAAGTTTGCATCCAAACCATCTAAAGTTTTTAACGTTTCCCAGTTGCCATTAAATGGATCAGACTTTGCAAACGTATCGTCTTTCTTTGCTGCTTCATCAATTCTTGCACCGATTTCGTATTCATTATCTTGCATGATTAGTCCTCGTCTCCATATTTAGCAATAGTATCTTTTGCTGCCTGAACAGCGCCAAGATCGTTTAGAGAAGGAATAAGTCCAGCCTTTAATCTGTCAACTTGCTCTGAGTATTCTTCTTCGCTTACTCTTGTCAAACCTGGTACAAATACGCATGTACCGTCTCCTGGATCACCATAATACATTGCAGTCTTTTTTAATTCTGCAATTCTAGAAATGTCATTTTTGTCTGAGGGAATATTAAGCACTGAGCCATTTCCATCTGTAAACCATTTACCATTTGCCTTCTTGTACACATAAAGGCCCCAGTCATAGTTCTTTTCAATGACTTGTCGTCTAACATTTTTTACAATTGGTTGACCAGTTTTTGGGTCTATTAGTGAATCCATATCCATAAGTATACCATATCATACTGGATCTTGTACGAACTGATTCCAATTTATGTCAGTAAACACAGTATAAGAGTATTGCCCAATACTAATTGGTCGACTATCATCTACAATAATCTTATTTGTTCCTGTATAACTCTTATATACGTCTGATGGGTTTACCCCATAATAACTAGTTTCTGACAAAACAAGGACTTTGTTCCAGTTAAATGAGCCATTATCCCAAAATTCCCAGTCAAGACCGTAAGATCCAAGAACCTTTACTCTAAACCAAGGTCTTTCAGATATACTCTGGACTTCTTGTAAATTCGTAGACTGATAATAGGATATGCTATTAAACAATAATGGACCTGTTAGTCTTACCGCACCCTCAAAAAATGAAAAGTTAAGACTGTTTGAAAAGTTGATTCCAAGGAATCCCCACTCTTGTAGAGTAAGAACTGGCTCTTTTACAATTTTACCATTCCAATAAAAACCAATACCATTTTGAACAAGGCCTGTTCTTGCATCTATTGCATAAATTTTTGCTCTTCTTCCAGTAGGATCGCTGGCAACCATATAAAACTTTATATAAGAATCTTTACTTTGTATTTCAAATATTTGTGTTGGTGCATATGGAAAGTAGTCTCCATCAAATCTTACTGCCATCTGCATTGCTATGATCTTAAATCCTTCAGCCCTGCTTTCATTTACTGGAATCAAAAGGCCACGATTTACATGTGGATCATATTTTCCTTTTAACTGAATTCCACTTGTTTTTGTTAAATAGAGATATGGGGATGATCCTGTATAAATTGAAAATGGATTGTCTTTTTTAAAGTCATAATAAATTCCAGTCTTAGTATATGGGTATATGGGTGTTCCAAATCTTGTTCCTATTGGACTAGAGTCCGACTCATTAAGTGCTTGAGATGCATAAGAAAGTTTTTTAATTTCAACATTATTAACTTCCGAATCTTTGACATTTATTTCAATATGCGTCACAATTGATAAATCATTAAAGTCTACACCTTTTGGTGGATATATAATCATATTATCCACAACCTCATATTTTGTTGTCATCCAGTCTGATCCAGGAACAAGGACTCCATCTCTAGACGGTCTTTCTGTTTTTGTAAAATAAAAATAAGTTTGGTTTGCCCCCAATTCTGTATACTGAAAAGTTACATATGTTTTTACAAGTGCACCATCTGTATCATATCTGTAATCTTTTGAAATCTTGTTTTTCAAATCTTCGTAATCGTTATATCCAGTAAACAAGTAATTGTCCAAAGAAGTATATGTTCTTTGAAATGGCACACCGTACTCGTTTGCTAACTCTGCATATGTCCAACTTTCTGGATCTGTCTCTATTGCTATAGTTTTTGATGTTACAGGGTAATCGACATTAAACTGTATGAAGTCAAGATCAAAGTACTGATCGCCTCTTTTGTCTAGAACAGACTCTGCAAAATATGTTAGTGGCAGTTGATCTTCCCAATAAGCACTTGAAGACACTGTAAGTTTATATGTATCAAAAACTGTATCTGGTACAAGTGTATAACTTGCAACATGATCAACAAGATAGTCCTCGTCAAGAATAAATACCCCACCGCCAGAAATTGCTCCATTTGCTGTGTCTGTTATTCCTCCGTAAGGTGGCATAGATGTTGTATCAATTCCTCCGTCTACATTTATCAATTGATTATTTTGATAAATAGCAAAGAGATCTTCGTTCCAAACTGGAACGCCTATTTCGTTAAACAAAGACCTAATCTTTTGAAAGTTATACTTTGTGCATAGCCCAATGCTATATATTTTTCCAGTAAATGTTGATGTTCCGTTTTTATCTCCACCAACATACATTCTTAAATCTGATAATGATCCAAAAAAGTCTGATGCTGGATTTCCAAATCTTGAAACAAATGATGGAATATTAAGGCCTATATCTACCAACTCTCCTGGCTCTGCAACTAAAGGAGAGTAAATTGTTTCTGAAATTCCATTATAGTTTATTATATAAGATATTTGATTGTTTAAAAGTTGTATCAAGAAATAACTATTTGTGTTTTCTTTTTCAATTCTAAACAAAGTTTGTACTGATGATGATGTTTGTGGCAATCTAAAGCATCCATAAAATGCGGAAACAGGAGTATTTATAAAGTCAAAGTTTTCAAAAAACATATATGCAGAAACTTGACTCCAAGAAGAATTTGGTCTAAAAGAAAAGAAATCTCTTGTATCTGAAGTTTGAATTAGTTTGCAATCTAACAGAAGTTCTTCTTCTGTTTTTGATGACAAGACTATCTTTGGAAGCGGATGAGGTAGAACAGAAAGTGATCTATTTACTATTGATGTATTATCATTAAAGCCTTGAGACCAAGAACCAATACCTGGATAAGAATAATTTGATGTGTAGTCTGCAAAAGAATAATCAATAAAAACAGAAGTTCCACTATAAGATGTATTAATGTTTTCTGGAATATCTACACCCTGACCAAATACAAATCTTCTTTTTGCTAGTGCTGATGAGACTGTGTATGGATAAATTCCAATACAATCAACCTCTATGGGATATATGTCGTCGTGTGCGTAGAACCCTATCCAATCTTGATCTTTGCCGTTTTCATCTAGCATAGATGGCAAAGAAAGTGATTCTGTTATATAGTTTAAAGATATAACTTCTTGTCCATTTATAAGAAGAGAGGATGTATCTTTTCCAACACGCATATGAACAAGCATTGGCCTTGTCCATTCGCCAACGTAGTATGCTCCATAATTATTTCCTATTTTTAAACCTATCGATGGACCGTCTACATAGATTCCATCTTCTGATGAAACAGGGCCAACTATTCTTTTTTTATCATTGCTGTATGAGTTTATTCTTATCCAAGCCTCAAAAGTATACTGTCTAAATTTCCCAGACTCATTTAAAAGCCCAACGCCAGGAATTATCAGTGATGGAATATCTGCATTTGGATACATAGTTGTGATTCCTGATGTTCCATAAACAATTGGGATTCCAGAATTCTTTGCTTTAATCATGTTATCAGAAACTAAATAGTACCCATCTAGTTCTTGTAGTCCATAGCACTTTGCAACAATTGCTTTTTGTGGTGCAAGTGAAATTGAAGAAGGAATGTCTATTGGATCAACCCCAAGAGATGTTGACGCAAACTCTTCTGACCATTGCCCAATACTTATTCCATTAACAAAAAACACATCCTCTGTCTCTGATCCTCCAATAAAATTTATTTTAAAAACAAGTCTTAAATCTGTATTGTCTGGAGGAGTATCAAAAGTTTCTGATATAAAAATCCAACTATTGTTTATAACTGTGTCATAATTTTTTAAATTAGTTATGTCTTGACCACTTGTAGTGTCGGTATACTGATATCCAATTTCAAAACCAGCAATATAAGCACTTTCAGAATAAAAATATCCTGCAACTGAAAACGTTCTTAAATATTCATTTAATTCATTTAAATTTATAATGTTTTCGCTTATTGCAACAATAGATGCTGATTCACTATCTGTTGGTATGGCAGTTATTTTACCAACATAACTAGATGTAAATGGCTCATCTACTGACTCTTGGTACTCAATAAATGTTCCACCAGTAACAGTCCAGTTTATAAGATTTCTCTGGTTTTCTGAAATAAGGGAAACATAGTCTGACTTGTCATCCAATGCCCATAGACCAGTCGGATGCTCAGCAAAGACTTTTTCTGCATATAGGTTTGATGGATTAGACATTATAGGTCTATTTTACCACAGAAGACTACTTGTTTATTTTAATTTCACAGTAGTCTGTAGTGCAGTATGATTCACCTTGAGCCTCAAGATTATCTACACCATCGTAAATTGCACCGAAGTCAATGTGCTTCAACTTGCCAATATATGACTCATATTCTTCTTCAGTAATTTGAGTATATGGCTGCTGAGGATAAACGGTGTTTCCCATTGGAAGGAATGATACTGCCTTTAATTGTCCCTCGTACATATGTAGCGCTGGAACAACATGCTTTGATTCTGTTTCCTTATCAAATGAAAGAGTTACAGAAACACCATTGTCAGACCAATACTTCTGAGCAGTTGCAGCAAGTGCAATCTTTTCAAACAATGTTACATCCTTCTCAGATCTTGGGTGACCTGACTTGATTGGGAAATAAACTACTGATGTGTTTGCTGATACTACGTCGTCTTCAATTGTGTACCCTGCTGCTTTGAACAAGTGCATCATTGGGTCTGTGTTTCCAAATCGAACTGCACGAAGGAAGAAGTTTCCTCCAGGACCCCAGTGAACTCCAGGAGTTGCGCCAGAAAGAATTGAAACAGATCCTGATGGCTTAACTGTTGTTACACGAATTGATTCACGAACACACAGCCATTCTGAATACTGATGATCATAGTGACGGATCTTGTTATATCCCTCATCCATCCACTCACGAACAACTGGCAAACCCTTTTGATCTGCAAATGATGCAATACCAGTAAGAGATGTTCCAATACGACGATTACGTTGCATAATGCCGTTTGTTTGTGGCCAGTGTGTTGGAACAAGTGTTACAGTCTTTCCATAAAGGTATGCGAACTTCAGGGTACGCAGGAAGTCCTCCTTAGATTCATGACGATTTAAGTGCACTTCTACAAGTGTACATAGTTCGTATGATTCCAATGGCTGCTCCGCACATGGGTTAAATCCCATCACACGATAATCCTTACCGTCTGGCGCATCCTTTAGTCGTCCATAATTACGAGCAACATCAAGCCAGATAAACCCTGGTTCTCCGTTTTCAGTAATTAAATCTACGTAGTCTTCGTACTTTGTTCCTACTTCTGCTGAAATAGAATTATTAGACATCCAAGCCCAACCTGGATTTTCTGGATCAAACGAGTTACGCTCTGGGAACATCTCTGAATTCTTTAGATTCATAAATGTTTCATCCCCTGCATTACCCAAAGCAAGAGTTGCTGATCGTCTTACGTTACCTGATACCACACAGGTACCAATAAGGTTTACAAGGTCTACAATGGCACGAGAGTCTAGCGTTTCTCCGCCTCTGGAGCCGATTACACGGTCTATCTGGTCGTGCAACTTGATAAGAGGTGCAGGTCCTGATGCAACGCCTCCAAAGCCCTTAATAGGTGCTCCAAGAGGTCTGATCAAATCATAGTTAAACTTCTGAATACTCTGGTTTGGTCTTAGGTAGGAGTTTATTAAAAGTCTGACCGACTCTACCCAACCCTCACGAGTGTCTGGAATTTCGAACACCTGTTCTGGTTCTGTTGGGGCATAGATTGAGAAGTTCTTATCCTGTCCAACTGTGTCAAACCCTACACCAATACCAAGCATCAAAGCATCCATGACCCAAGCAAATAACGCTCCTGGATCATTCTTATCAAGATCCTTTGTAGATACCATTGCACAGTTTTGTAGGGCTGCGGAGTTCTTCTTCTCCATGGTCATAGGAGTTCCAAATGCCCACATGCCTCGACCTGGTGGTGTCCACTTTAATTCAAACATTCTTTGGAATGCTTCTTGTGCAGACTTCTGAGCCTTGTAGTCATTCCATGGTAGACGGTTTTCTTTGGCATGATTCTTCTGTACTGAATACATACCCTCGATTACACGACGACAAACCTCGTGCCATCTTTCTTTAGTTCCATCCTCCTTCATGCGAGAATATGTACGAATAAAAGTAATTTCTCCAAGTGAATTTTCTGCTGCATCCTTAAACCCAAATGGGCTTTCTTGGCTCTTGTACTTTTCTACGAACTCCTCTGGAAGTTTAAAACTAAAAAAATCTGACATGTGTATCGTCCTTTCAAAAACGGAATAGTGTTAAGTATAGCAGAGTTTTCAAAAAAGTAAAACTCTACCTAAATGTATTGTTTAGAGTTATAAAATAATCAACTCTGTATAAGAATTAATGAATCCAGTGTTGCGGAACCATATACTTAAAACCACTCTTTACTAGGTGTGCTGTGTGGTGATAAGGTGGTGATGGCGGAAATACAATAATGCTTCCAGCCTTTGGCTTAACTGCAAAATGATATGCTGCAGGATCTGCATTTGCAAAATCTGAATCTGGAGTTGGGCCCTGAATAGGTCCCTTTGGATCTCTAATTGTAAAAGAAATCTCTCCACCCTCATAATCATCATTAAGGTACATAACGAAAGAAACCTTAAGTCTTTCATCTCCCTCTTGCTGATCAAAGTGTGCACCCATAAATGTTCCAGCCATGTATTTCTTAATTGGGTACATTGGGAATAGTTTTGGTTCATCTGTTATCCCGTGTGCTGCTGCGTAATCTCGTGCTACGTCATCAAATGCTTTCTGCAATGTTGAATAAATATATGTGTTTTTTTCGTCAGTTGGGTCTGCCTCTGAGATACTTTTATCTGTTCCATAGACATACTCTTGGCCACTACATGCCATCCATTCACCCCATGGATCCTTGTTGTCATTCTCGATTGCCTCAACAAGTTTTTTAGGATCTTCGATTACATTTGTGTAATAGTAAACCTTTTCTTCAAGTATTTCTCTTTCCATTTTATATCTCCTTAGTATTTATTATTTTCATACCAGCCTGTGACTTTTATGAATCCTACTGTAACATATCTAATAGGTCCTTCTCCTACAAACCTAACTCCATGCTCATACTCTTCATTTCCTGGAAAAAGAAGTAGCGTTCCTGGGCTTGGTCTTAAATCTGAACCCTCTTTATTCTTAAAAAATAAAGTTCCATCCTTATAGTCATCGTTAATGTATAGTATAGCAGCGTATTTGATTGATGGATCTGTGTGCTGATCTGTGTGAGCCTTAAGTTCAACCCCTGGTTGCATTCTCTGTAGTGTTCCAAATCCAGCAAGTTCTAGGGATGGGTCAGATAGTTTAATCATGTCTCCAAGCCTTACTTGTAGCGTTCTACTAATATCTTTGCTTGTGATATCTAAATTCTTATCTTCCCACCCAAGCGTTACTTCAAATTTACCTTCTGCAACCAAGTTTTCTACGTCATCTCTTCCAAATTTTTCCATACAAAATCTGGCAAGATTCTTTGTATATTCAATAGACCAGTCTGCGTTATCTGTTGTTTTAATTATTTCTAGAATAGTTTCTAGTTCTCCTTCGTGCAAAAAATCTTCTATAAATAAAACATTGCCATGAACTACGTTAGTTTTATATCCAGCATCTTTAAATTCTTGTTCTAAAAAAACTGTCATTTATTTTCCTCCGCCTTATACTTATTACCTTCAGCATCAATTTTCCATCCTTGCTTTAGCAATTCTTGCCACTCTGCTCTTTCAATCTCCTGCTTTGCTCTAGTTTCTTTCATTTCTGCTGCCCAGGCATCTCTTAGTTCTTGTGGATATGCGGACTCTTCTCTATCATCCCAGAATGAACCGATTGTATACCTTACACCACTTTCAATAAGAGATACTTCATGCATGTTATTAAATCCACCATCAAATACTGCAAGCATTCCTACCTGTGGCTTAATCTCTATATCTTGATCTGGGAACTTAAGCAGTCCACCTTCAAAATCATCATTAAGATATAAGAACCCAGCATATCTACTTCTTGTAAATGCTCCAGAGTTACCCTTTTCATCAGTATTATCTGAGTGAATTCTTGCATATGCACCTGGCTCCCACTTCTGTGTGTGATATCCAATTTTTGATATAATTTTTGGATCTAAGTCATGAACCGATGCAATTGCTTCTGGCATCATTTTTTCAATATCTGAAAATATAGTTGGTGTTAATCCAGCATCAATAACTTCTTCGTCGTTGTCTTGTGGCAACACTGAAGAATATGATTCATAAAATGATATAGGCATCCAAGAAAGTTTGCCATTTGCTGCCTGAGCATCTAATGCAACAATCATTTTTTGACAAGTTTCTTCATCAATAAAGTTTTCATAAACAACTATATCTTTTGTAAGTCTTTTTTTATTATTTAGATTCATGGCTTTCTATCTCCTGTGTGCTCTGTAATCTCCCAAAAGAATGGGCATGTGTATCTAATGCCACTCTTAATCTCTGTTACTCCGTGGACATAATTCATATCCCCTGGGAAAAAATATGCTGCACCCTTCTTTGGTTTAAACTGAACTCCTTGCAATGGAAAATATAACTCTCCACCTTCATAGTCTTCGTTCAAATAAAACAAACTTGAAAGATCATAGTTTGGGAAGTCATTTGGAAGTCCTGCATCTGGTCCCTCATGCAGTTCTTTGTCTGCGTGGGGGTTCTGAAACTGCCCTGGGAGCCATCTAACGATAGTTGTGCCAGTAGGAATAACCTTTACCTTATAAAACTCTTCAACTATTGGCTTGAGCCTTTGAAACAGTCCTGCAATTACTGGAGCAATTGTTGGATCATTTTTATCTAATGTTGGGCTGGTTGCTACTCTGTCTTTCCAATATTCAGAATCATAAACTACTGTTCCATTTTCATTTACATGACTTTGAGTTACATCCCAAATTGTTAAAGACTTAGCAGCCTTTTCTAAAAACTCTATCTCTTCTTGAGTCATAAAATTTTCTAATTCAACGATCATTTCTTTGCCATTGCCAAACCAGCCTGATGGGGTCATAGATGGCTTTCTAATTACTACAGATGCTTCTTCTTTATTCATAATTTGATTATATCATAGGGTTTTAATCCTACAAATCTCTCTCAATCTCTAGTTGTTTTAAGAACCTGTCTGCGCTAAACCTCCAGTTGTCTTTTGCAAAAGAAGTAACAATCTTAATGCAGACATCTTCATAGTCTTTCTTTTCTAACTTATCCTTTAAAGAATGTAGCGCCTCAACAGTGTCAATATAGTTTTGCCTAACAAAAGACGGATCTCCTGCATGATTTCTTTTTAAAACCTTTGTATTGATCTTTCCCGATGGTTCATATAGTGAGACTGTAAGATATTCTTTTGCAAACCCAGCATCTTGATACATTTCATATCCTTCTAGTGCTTGTTTTTTATTGTCAAAAGATATTATAGATCTAACTGGAGATTCCCCATCTCTAGATACAGTTATAATATAGTGACTAACATTTCCACTTGCTGAGTTCTTAATGTACTCACTCACTATATCGTCATGACTAATTTTTAACTGTTCCATTATTTACCCTGAGTTGTTTGATCATCTACGCTAAGTTTTAATGTTTTTACTTCATGAGACCCAAGAGACTCACCTTTTTCATTGACCGCATTTCTGTACCAGTCAGTCCATTGACCGCTTGAGTTTACCTTCTGTGCTGCTTCTCCGTAAGAAATGTTTGCTTCTACTCTTTTTCTGTCTTCGTCTTTATAATCAACAATTTTAATTACGGTATTATTTAGTGCTGTAAGAGATATTGGAATTATCGTTGCTACTGGAGTCCCAGCCTTTATAGCAATCTTTTTATTTGCAGACCTTGCTTTTAATGCCAACGGAAATGGGTTGTCATAAAAAGATGTGCTAATTAGATATGACATTGTTTCAAAATCATCACTAAAATAATTAACTGGATTAATAGCAAGCATACTAACATCCTCATCTGTTCTAAAGATAAGACCAGTGTCCATACTTATTGAGGATTGCCCTCTTCCAGAATATGCTCTCTCTGGGCTAACTATCTGAACGTGATCAGGAGTTTGATCGTTTATGCCATCCCATGTAAACTCAATGTCTTCCGTGCAAGATAAACTGTATCCTACTACGTTTGCCTGAGTTACTGGAAAACATCTGTATGCATGATTTTCAGAAGTCTGGTCCATCCAATCTCTTTTAATTGACATTGGAGATATTTCAAAAATACATCCTGGGGTTTTTTCAACTGATATGTTAAACATTAGTCTGCTTCTGCACTATACATTTCTGGAGTGTGAAACTTTTTGCTGTAGTCAAGCATTGTCACAATAGAATATTTTGTCCCAGATGTTACTGGCATTGCTTGATGAGGATACATAAAGTTTGAAGGGAAAACGAACAAGTCTCCTGCTTCTGGTTTAACCTTTAGATTTTGAAGTCTAAAGAACAACTCCCCACCTTCGTAGTCATCATTTGGATAAGATACCAAAGACACTGTGCAGTTATAAGAAAAACCATGATCATGGTGCTCCATAAAGTGTTGTCCTGGACCATACTTGATAAAGTTAAATGCTTCCCAATATTTTAAATTATTTATGTTATACATCTTACAGTAGTCTTCTACTGCTGGGAACTTTACATCATACAGATCTTGCCAAAGAGACTGAAGATTAAGGCTTGTAGTGCTTTTATCATATTCAATATCTGTTTTCTTAAACTTAAAATCATTGCAGTCTCGGTACTCTGGCATAAGTTGCTTATATCCAACATATGCAGGCTGCCAACTATATCCAGTGTTATCTCCTACTGGTTTAAGGTTGGCCTCAATTCTGCTTACAACATCAATTTCTTTTTTAATAACCCCTTTGTAACAGATTATTCCATTACCAAGATCTTGCTTATCTGTCCATGTTTGCATTATAGTTTCCTATCTATATTCTCTTCTTGACCAAACTTTATTTTTATATACCCCGCCATCAGGCTGTCTGTAGAACTGCATGTTCTTAACCATTTTATCATATATTTCAGACTGATTCTGTATTTCTATTTCATGCTCCCAGTTTTCTCTTTTAAAAGGAAGAAACTGCATGTAGGGTGTTCCTGCTGGGATTATTCCTTCCCAACCTTCTGCAACAAAAAATGGAAATGTTCCTGATATAGACACCTTATCGCTATCTATAATCCCAGAAGTGTTTAAGAATGGTAGATCAAACCTATTCATTGGTGTCATAAATAATGCGCTATATCCCTCTGGAAGAGCAACTTCCCAATCTGGGTACCAAGCAAAGTGATGCTGGTAAAAACCTTTTGGATGCTCAAATTGTGTCATTGGAGGTCTTTTTGTAACAAAGTCTTGATGTCTTGGATCAATAATTTTTACATCGATTGTTCCTTGGCTGTTTTTAAAAAATTCTAAATCACATGGTGTTTTTAAAACATAACCAGTTATAAATGAGTCAAGAATTGCTGGACATGCTTTCCAAGTAGGTATTTTTCCATAATCATCAGTAGTTCCTTCTTTTGGAAATGGACAAGTACCTTTTGGTGCTTTATAATATTCTCCATTTGGCATTTTTGCAAATCTATCTGCATCTTTATACCAGTCTGGAATAACATCTTGTGCTGAAGATGGAACAGAAACGCTGTCTCTTGTTAGCCAACCCTTAAATGATCTAAATATTGCTACATTGTTTTTTTCATCACTCATTAGTGACTCAGTTCGTTAATGTCTGTCATAATGACAACGCAATACTTTGTTCCAGACTCCATAGGTAGAGAAGCATGCTCATAAATATAGTTTGAAGGAAATACGGCAATGTCTCCTACTCTTGGCTTATAAACCAAGTTATCTAATCTTGGAAACTTTAGATCTCCACCGATATAATCATCATTGATATATATTACTGCAGAAACTGTACAGTTGTATGCTGGTCCGTGGTCTGCGTGAATATTGAAATGTGTTCCTTCTCCTTCATATTTTACAAAGTTAAAGGCTTCATAATAAACAACATTGATTCCCCAATACCGTGCATAATCATCTATACACATTTTTAACTTTTGATATATTTCTTCATGAAGATCAATTAGTTCTCCATTCTGTTCATCTCGTGGTCCAAGATTTTCTGGCTTATATTTAAAGTCTACACAGTCTCTTGCTTTTTTAATTGGTGTTGTTGAGTTTGTTACTTGGGCTTCTGACCATTTATATTTCCCGCCATGAGACAGATTTGATTCAAGTGTGGCTATGTATTTGTTTGCGTCTTCTAAGGAAAATGTGTCATGGTATACATGCAGTCCTAAGCCTAAATTTTCGACACTTACCTGCTGGTTTAGTTTCCTTGTTGGAATTCTATTTGATGCTGTCTCTGATCTATCTTTTGTAAACCAGTGGTTTGAATTTTCATCATAAACGCTCATGTAAATGACCTTTCTCTAATATAACCATTATAACATATCCATATTAAAATATGCCTAAAACATTGAGTGGTAACTCTTTTGCTTTAGGCATATTATAACAATATCTACTACTTATTTTATTAAACTAGGGTAAGTTCTGTTCCGTCCCAATTAAAGGTTTTTCCAACTTTATTAAATGGCCCCCCTACAGGCTTAACCAATATTGTTTCACCAGCAAACGCTGCATCAAACATTTCAGTATTTGGAGCAGTTGACACTAATGTCATTGAAAGTACTACCTTGCTATCACATAAAAATACGTATCTTTTAATTGAATCTAAAGTTTCTTGGTCTAGTGATGCTTCTGTACTAACTTCTCCACCAGTAAATGATGTTCCGTTCCATGTTGCTCCTCTTACTGCAGAAGTCTTGTGTAATGATGCGTTCATTCCAGTTACTGGAAGACCAGACTCAAATGCTGCTTCTATTATCGTTGTGTCTTGTGATGGGTTAGGAATTATTTCGTGTACACCATCCCATGTGTTGTCACTATTTTTTGTTAATATAAGGTACATTTTTTTCTCCTTTAGTATAGTATAGCATATTCATTAGAAGTAGCATCCTCCACAGCATGGGGCAGTGTTTGGACAGTTCCAGTATGGTGCGTAGCAACAGTAGCAACAACTACCTCCTCCGCCAGGTGTTGGTGCTGGTGCTGGTGTAAAGTGTGGGAAGAATGGGAAGAACGGTGGGAAGAATGGGAAGAATGGTGGGAAGAATGGGAAGAATGGGAAGAACGGTGGGAAGAATGGGAAGAATGGTGGGAAGAATGGGAAGAATGGGAAGAACGGTGGGAAGAATGGGAAGAACGGTGGGAAGAATGGGAAGAATGGGAAGTAAGGTGGGAAGAACGGGAAGAATGGTGGGAAGAATGGGAAGAATGGGAAGAACGGTGGGAAGAATGGGAAGTAAGGTGGGAAGAACGGGAAAAATGGCGGGAAGAATGGGAAGAATGGGAAGAACGGAGCAACGGTAGTTACGTTATTAGATGCAGGAGATGCAGAAGATGAACCATTTGCATTTGTTGCTACAACTGTATATGTCTGCGAAGTATTTGCTTCTTGTGTGACTTCAACGGTTGTAGATGCTGTTGATCCGCTTTTTCCATCAGAAGATGTCCAAGTATAACCAGTAATTGCAGAACCACCAGTTGCTGGGGCAGTCCAAGAAACTGTATCTTTGTTAACTCCTGCTGTTGCAGTAGGAGCAGACATTGTTGCTGGAACAGTTGTCACTGTTACTGAAGCAGAGGCAGCAGATGCAGCAGAGGTTCCTGCAGCATTAGTTGCTGTTACTGTAAATGTTGGTGTGGCTCCTGATGCAAACCCAGTCACAACGATTGGAGAAGATGCTCCTGTTGCAGTTTGTCCTGTGCTTGCTGTTACTGTAAAAGATGTAGCAGCAGGGGATAATGCTGGTAAAGAAAATGCTACAGAAACTGCACCATTACCAAAAGGTCTTGCAGTTCCAACGTTTGTCCCTGTAACGCCAGTTGGTGCTAATGGCTCCAAAAAGTCATTTGACGCTTGGGATTTCTTACCTGATTTCTTACCTGCTGCCATTTTTATCTCCTAATTTCTTATTGAATTTTGTATTACGCTGTTAGATCGCCGTAGACAACCCATGTATTTGCTGCTCTCTTAAAGAGAGTTGCAGATGACCATGTTGTACGAAGTTTCAAGCCAGGTGTTGAGTTAACAGTTACTCCTGCTGCTCCTGCAATTGTAACCTGTCCAGTTGATGTCTGAAGGATATCAAGGGATGTTCCAATTGGGAAGTTTAGAGTTGCGTCTGTTGGGATTGTAATTGTTGTTGCTGTTGCTTTTGCAACTTCAATCAATGAATCTCTTTCAGTTAGTGCTGAAAGTGTGTAAGAGTCTGTCTTTGCAATGATAGGGGTTCGTGACTGAACGCCTTCCTTTGTCTGAGTTCCGTCTGAAAATACTACACCAGATGAAGGAGTGACTGTTGTTGCTTCAAGGGCAGCAACCTGTAGATTATCAAGTGATCCTTGTGTAAAGTCAACTGTTGTTGATGGCTCTGTAGTTACGCCCTTAAAGATCTTCCACTTATCAGCAGAAACATCTCTTACAACACCTGAGTGCTTTGCTGCACCATCATTGTATCCAACCACAAGACCAAGGTCAACTGTATTTGCTGCATTTTGGTGAGCAAGTTGAACCATGTTATCTTCAATTGTGATAGATGTTGCTGATGCGTTAAATGTTGTACCATTAATAGTTAGGTTTCCATCAACTGTTAGGTCCTGGTCAATTTCTACTGAACCAGTAAATGTTGCTCCTGCAAGTGATGCCTTTGCATCAAGTGCTGTCTGTGTAGCAGTTGAAACTGGCTTATTTGCATCTGAAGTGTTATCAACATTTGCAAGACCAACATGTGTCTTTGTAACGCCAGAAACTGTTCCTGTGAATGTTGGATCTGCTAAAGGTGCCTTTAGGTCAAGTGCTGTTTGTGTTGCTGTAGATACTGGCTTATTAGCATCTGAAGTATTGTCTACATTTCCAAGACCTACTGAAGACTTTGTAAGCGCTGTAACTGCAGATGAAACTGCTCCGTCGGCATATGTTTTTGTTGCTACTGTTGAGTCAATATCAAACTGATCTGTTTCTGTGTTCCATTCGATACCTACACCTGCAAGTAGAGACTGATCTACTGTAGAGTTTCCAACTGCTGTGTTAACATATTCTTGTGTTGCAAGATCTGCTGTGTCTAGAATTCCATGAACATTTTCTGTTGCTTCATTATGTGTAGTTATGTTTGCTGTAGTTGCTAGAAGTGCTGTGTTTGCAATTCCATGAACATCTGTTGTTTCTGAGTTGTGATTTGTTACTGCGGTATCTGCATATGTCTTAGTAGCAAGATCTTCTGTGTTTGTAATACCGTGCACATTTTCTGTTTCGTCATTGTGGTTTGAAATTGCAGTAGAAACACTTGAAGTAGTTGCAAGGTTTGCAGTATTGTCAATTCCGTGAACACCTGTTGTTAGGTTGTTGTGTGAAGAAAGTGCTTGTCCTGCTGCTGTTGCTGCATCTGCAATTGCTTCTGTCTTTGCTGTTGCTACGTTTGCTGTAGTTGCTAAAAGTGACGTATTTGCAATTCCGTGAACATTTGTTGTAACATTGTGCAAATCAATATTATCTGAAATAGATTCGTCAATATTTGTAAAGAAGTCTGGATCATTGTTAATTGCTGCTGCCAACTCTTGAAGGCTGTTCAGTGCATCTGGTGCTCCTTGAAGCAATGCTACCAGTGCTGCTGAATTAGTAAAATGCTCTAAAGCAGTCCAGGCTGAAGATCCATTACCCATTTTAAATTTGTTTGTGTCGGTTTCAAAACCAATTTCACCTGCTGCTAATACTGGGTTTGCAGCCGCCCATTGTGCTGCAGTACCTCTGCGCTGTTGCATTCTTGTTGCCATTTATATTCTCCTTATGGGGGCTGCCCATTAACTTATCTTATTATAACCCCTGTTTTAATTGAAGTTATCTACTACACTACCGCCATCGAATACAACTGTCCACTCTGTTGTTGAGGGACCACCTGCATCCAAACCTACACCCAATGGGCTGTTGAATGATCCACCTTCATAGAACTGAGATACTATGAAACCAGTTCCATCAATTGCGGTATCGTGAATGTGCTGTGGTAAGTTATTTGTATCATCAATAGTTGCCTGGGTATACCATGCTCCATTGTAATAGAAATTAACTCTGTTTGTTAGAGTGTCTAACCACTGTGTTCCATTAGTTGGTGAAGAAGGAGCAGTTGAGCCTACAGACATAGATCCTGTTAATGAATCTACATACTCCTTAGTTGCTGCGTGTCCAGCAAGAGTTGGTGCTCCTACTGTTACTGCATCTCCGAATGTACCGCCGTTAGTTACGACTAATCCATTCTTGACCTTGAAGTCTTTATCGACTGTTGTCATTTACTACTCCTTCTTCCAACTATTTTTATTTTTTATTACGCAAGCAATGTTCCAACGACTGTAACTGTTGAAGTATTGTTCGCTGTAGTTACCTGAAGTTGTACATCGTTGCCTGAGATTGCTGCTGTAACAGATCCAAGATCACCGTTTGTTCCAACGATACCGTACTCAGTAATTGATATATTATCGTTAGCATGAAGTGTTAGAAGTACCTTTGAAACTTCTGTGTGGTCACCATTAGCGATCTTTACAAGGAACTCTGCTGAACGATAGTCAGCCTTTAGCCATGAGTAGGCTGTTGCAATTCCTGCTACTGGAACAACAGTTGTTCCTGCAACCTGCTTTGCAACTGAGTTAACCTCAACTGCTGTGAAGTTTGGTGTTGTATCCTGAACTGCATCAATTGCTCTCTGATCTGTAAAGTAGAGATTTGTTGAACCTTCTGTTAGATCATCAGTATCAGAATCTGCTACACCGTTTTCTGCGGTAATAGTAAGTCCTGCACCTGTGCCTGTGATTGTAATATTTGTTAGTGTTGCACCAGTTAAAAGTTGTGCTGCTGAAGTCTTAGCACGAGAATCTGTGAAGTAAAGGTTTGTTGCACCTTCTTCAATATCATCTGTGTCAAGAAGGTCAATCTGATCTTCAATTGTTCCGCCAACAGCGTCAATTGCTCGTTGGTTTGTGAAGTATAGGTTTGTTCCTTCTGCTACATTTGTTGTGCTTAGGTTATCGATACGAGTATTTGTTGCATCATCAAGACCATCTGCATAAGTCTTTGCATCTGCTTCTGCTGTGTCAGCATAGTTCTGATATGCAGTTGTAATTAAGCCTTCACGAGTATCTGTGTAAGCCTTTGCATCTGTTTCTGCTTGATCTGCATATGCCTTTAGTGATGTATCAAGATCTGAGATCTCTGTGTCAACATAAAGTTTGTTTGCTGCATCTCCGTTAGATGTTGGTGCTGCAAGGCTTGTTACCTTACTTGTTCCACCAAAATCAAGGTTACCAGACATGCTGTCGCCAGCCTTGGCTACCTTTTCACCAATCGATGCTGTTACAGTTCCGATAAAGTCTTCGTCATCACCAATTGCTTGTGCCAACTCGTTAAGAGTATCAAGAAGTTCAGGTGCTGAATTAATCAGGTTTGATACTGCTGTATCAACATATGACTTTGTTGCTGCATCCTGGTTTGCTGAAGGATCCAAAAGTCCAGATACCTTATATCCACCAGCAGCAAGGTCGCTACCAAGTGTCTTGTTAGAAATTGTCTGTGTATCTGTTGTACCAACAACATCACCAGTTACACCATGAACTCCAGATGTTGCACCTGTGTGGTCATCAAGGTTATCCTGAACTGCTGAAGCAGATCCTGCTGCATCATAGTTAGATGCTAATCCATCTGCATGATCGATTGCTGCTTGCTCTGCAAGACCAATTTCTGTTGCTGTCTTGTATGCTGACCAAACCTCTGTTGAAAGGTTTGATGCATCATTAATCAAGTCATCTGCATAGTCTTTAGCATTTTGTTCTGCTGTTCCAGCAGCACCGTTTGCATCATACCAAGTATCAACTGTGTCACGATCTACAACAATTTGACCACTTGTAATTTCAAGACCTGTTCCAAGGTCTGCAGAAATTGTTCCTGATGAGTATGAAATTCCGTCTCCACCTGATAGGTGATCATCAATTCGTCCTGTTGTGAAGTACTTATTTGAAGCACCCTCAGTTAGGTCATCTGTGTTATGGTTTGAAATATCTGATACTTGACCAGTTACGTCACCAATTAAATCTGCTGTAATTACTCCTGCAGCAAAATCTCCATCTACATTACGCTTTACAACTGTATTTGGTGTGTTTGCTGCTGTTGCAGTTCCGCCAATTGTACTTACGATGAAGTCAATTGATCCTTGCGATTCTGTAAGAATGTCGTAGCCATTGATTGTACCTGTTGTACCTTCAACTACGAGCCCACTCTTAATCTTAAAATCTTTATTTACTGTTGCCATTTTTTATATCTCCTTAGTTATGCCTTAAGTCCAATTCGTGCAAAACGAACTGTGACTGGCTTGATCGCTGGGTCTGGAGTGACTGTTAAGGCCACGGTATTTCCAGTGCGAGAGACATTAATGGTGCCAATATTCCCATCATTGTCGATTGTTCCGTATTCGCTGACATTTACATTTGTACCGTCAACGAGAATTGTTAGTTCGGTTGCATAGAACTTGTTGTCCCCTGCAGTGGTCTTTGATATTGAAACAATATACTTGACCATACGCCAAACTGTAGCGTCAAAGTTATCAACAACAGTTACGTTCTCAATACCAGTGATTGTATTTTCATTGTTACCAGCAGAACCCAAATCTGTTGCTTGGGCTGATGCGGTGTCAATTAAATCTTCATAATTTTCTTGAGTAGGTCTATCTCCTGTTTGAAATAGAGTCTTAACTGATGGAATTGATACTTTAGCCATGTGGCAATTATAACACCCCTTTTAATAATCCTATTATAGAATGTAGTTGCTATAACCAATAACCTGTAAAGGAATTGGTGGTGGATTAGTCTTAGAATATCCAAACACACTTACGTTAATAAACTGAACTCTAAATGGCAAAACCTCTTCAACTCTAGCCTTTGGCTGGAAGTGATCTATTCTTATTCTTTTGACATCAAGGTCTTTGATTTGTGTGTGAGCAAGCCTATGTGTTGTTCTGTAAAACTCTTGTGGTAGTGGGGTTAGGTTTGTTGTCATTAATTTGTTACATCTTCAATGATAACCATTGACCCTTTGGCTACCGTCCAAACTCTGCCTTCTGATAGAAGTTCTGTAAGTTGAATATCGAAGATGTCTCCTGTCTCAAGAAGTTCTGATTGAGAGGATGTAAGATTTACAGTAAAACTTCCCTCTGTATCTTGAAACTCAATTGGCTCAGGGGATAAAGAAACAATAACATCATCTGTTGAAGGACGATAAACATCCATAGCAACTTCCCAATCATCAAGAAGAAGTGGCTCTCTTGCATCGTTAGTTACATAAACACGAAAGGCTGCTGAGTCTCCACGAACGACTGTCCAACGAATTTCTGGTGGTGCTGATCCAAGGGCGTAAGAGTCTGTGGGTTGATTTCTAAAGGTAGCCATAATGTTATTATATCACGACAATCCGTCTTTGAGTGCTCCCCATGTGCCATTACCTTTTGTTTGAACAACTATCATTCCACCATTTGGTTTGGTTGCTTGAATTGCAACAACGCCTACATATCTTCCTGGGCCAGTCGATGGTCTTCCCTCTACAAGAACTCCGTTGTCATCTATATAAATTTTTGTTCCAGCGGGACCTAAACTTGTTGTATTGATTTGTATAATTCCAGAAACTACAGCAATTCCGTCACCATCTTCAGGATCAGTGTTACTTGCAGGAAGCATGTCTGTTTGCAATAAACCCAATATTGGAAAATTTGGATTATGATCAGGGCTTGATGGATTATATCTTTGTACAAGAGGCTTTAATTTTCCGCTATGAGAAGTGCTTCCAGAAATAAATACTGGGGTTCCTGCTGGTAGGGTAAGAGAAGAACTTGCATTTCTTACAGGAGAGGCAACGCTTGTCATTCCTAATGGTGGCAAAATATCATTCAAAGCATCAACCAATACCTTAAAGTCTCCGTGTACATTAACGGGATCTGAAGCAATAGGGTATGAAAGTGAGGTAGGATAATTAGATGCGTATTGTGGCATAATCTTTATTATACCACCCTATAAAGTTGACTTTTGGGCAAAATTTGTGTTATACTTGGTAGTAACACCTACCAAGGTGTTATTGTTTTCTAAGGAGGAAACTATGATTAAATTTATCGAAAGAAACAAAGAGATCATTAGCACACTCAGTATCGTAGCATTAGTAACTGTTTTGTCGAACGGAGCCAATGCTGATTCAGGTCTTGATACTAAGAACAATCTTAGCCTTGAACAGGCTCAGACATCGGAAACCACCTCGAAAGAGGTTTTTTTGGTTTCTAAGGCAAAAAAACTAGAGAGTTTTGAGAATAAGGTTTCTCTGACTGATTTAGAATTAAAGGAACTGCTTTCTCTAGTAGGCTTCAAGGGTCAAGACCTTGTAGTTGCTTGGGCAGTTGCTAAAAAGGAGTCTAATGGCCGTCCATTGGCTTTTAACGGCAATCACAAGACTGGTGACTCGTCTTATGGTATGTTCCAAATAAACATGATTGACGCACTTGGTCCTGATCGTAGAACTAAGTTTGATCTTGACTCTAACGCTGAACTATTCAATCCCGTCAAAAATGCAGAGATTGCATACTACATGACAAAAGGTGGAGACGACTGGTCCTCATGGAAGGGCATCACTCCAAGAACCAAATTTTGGATGAGTAAATTTCCTAACTAATAAATAAAAAGAATACCCCCTTGGAGAAATCCTTGGGGGTATTTTATTATCTAAAGGCAATCTCTGATCTAACACCATCCGAGAAGGTATAAGAAGGAAACCAGCCAAGAACGTTTCTATTATCTATTTTTGGGAAAATAGTCAAGTCTGGCAAATTTAAAACGGCATATTCAATATTGACACCATTTTTCTCATACTCACTTACCACATCAAGCATTGTAAACTGATTACCAGTAAAAATATCTGTAAGCAAAAAGTCATTGTGCTTAAGATACTCAACTGACAAAACATTGGCTTTTGCTATATCTAAAATATGAACATAGTCTCTTGTTGACTCTGCACTATTTATTTTTATATTAAAATTTTTATTAATTATTGAAAAAACATTTGATCCATTTTTATCATGAGCATTTTTGGTTTTTCCAACAATATTAAAATATCTAAGAATTACAAGTTTTTTACAAAGAATCTTTAAAATTTTTTCTTCAAATAACTTTGATTTAGCATAAGGGTTGGTTGGAGAGTAAACTGCTGCCGAAGAAGCAAAAATAACTGGAATCATAAATAATCTGGAAATGATTCCAACAGATAGGGTTGAAACAAAATTGTTTAAATAATAAGATAATGGATTTTTTATAGATTCTGGTATAGATTTTTTAGCAGATAAATGAATTATAAACAATGATTTTTTATTTTTAATATATTTATACAAATATCTTGTGTCTTTGTTGATTTTTTTATCAATCTCAATAACATCATATCCATACTTTTCTAAAAGTTCTTTTGTTGCGGTTCCAACATATCCACGAGACCCAGTTAATATTATTTTAAAATCCACAAAAATTTCCAGCAATTTCTCCAGTGTAAAAATCAAGACCACAGAAATTTCCATAATCAGTCAATGTTCTTTCTGTTCCAAGTCTCCCTTCTCCAACAACTCCTGGCTCGCTTAAAACAAAAGTAATTTCATCTCCAGAAATTTTTCCTAATCTAAAAGTATCATCAAGCCAATCTTCTGTAACAAGTCTTCTTCTATTCTTGCCTTCTTTTCCATAGTAAAGATGATACATAAACATTTTGCTTGGAACAAAAAAATCATAACCATTTGTGTAGGCTCTTGCTGCTATAAAAATTTCTTCTCCATCTCCAAATATTAACTTATTTGGTTTCAGAAACTCTCCTTCTGTAAAAATACATCCTCCAGAAACTGAAATTGAATGTAGATTATCTTTTGGATTAAGAATTGTCCCTTGCATTGGCATTCTATAGTTTTTAAATCTTTCCTTATCTTTCCAACAAAATTGAGTTACAATTTCTTCGTGATCTCTTGTTTTTTCTATTTCACCATCATACCAAAATGGCTTTGGATATTGCGTGATTAGTGGTTTTTTAAATCCATTAGCCTTGTGCATATTTATCTCATCTATCAAAAATGTGTCCCAGTCTTTATCAAATCTGCTATGAGCATCTATCTGAAAATAGTAGTCTTCTCCAGAATAAAAATCATGGGCTAGAGATCTTCCAAGTCCCATTCCAAGGTTTTCTGGTGATTTGCTCTCCACTAACTTTACATTAGGTATTTGCCTTACTGGTTCAATCCATAAATTATCCTCATAGAATATTGAGTGGACACCAAAAACCAACTCTGTTTCTCCAGATGATTTGTCTATTGCATCTCTAATCGTCTTTTCAAGTTCATAGTCATGATAAGACGTTATCTGAATAAATATGCTTTTTTTCATTATTCTTTCCAAATAGCATGAATGCAGGTTGTGCAAAGAGTATCGTAAGAGTGCTTAATCATGTCTTGTCTTTCTTGGCTTTCCCAGATTTCTTTTATTGGCTTTTCATTAACATTGCCAAATACCGTTTCAAAATCATAGTCATTACAACAAATAAATACAGCCCCATTTGCATTAATATGAATCCAAGTATCAGGTCTGCTTCCCATATTGTTACAACCAACTACCTTACCTTTGCCAGTTATTTGATTTTTCATGATTCCACGAGTATCTAAATATCCTGCTCTATCAACTAATGAAGTGTTTGGCGTTATGCTTATTTCTGGGAATGCTTCTCTCATTTGCTTAACAGCAGTAGCCGTATCACCAGTATTGTTGTCTAAATCAATCTCTGGAGCATTTGGAAGTAGTTCCATATATCCAAGAGAAGTCTCGTTAATTCCATTTACCTGCATTGTAACTCTTTGATGAGGAAAGTTATCTATGGCGTATCTAATGTTGTCCATTACTCTTTGATGCATCTTTTCAGGCTTCCCCGTCATTTTTGCCCAAGTTACAGCATCTGCAGAAGGTGTATTAAAATGAATCACATCAACAACATCACTATATTCTTTGATTATGTCCATCTTGTCTTTTGTTAGAGGAGAGCCATTTGTTAGAACCATTGTTCTTAGTCCATACTCTCTAAATAAATCAAGCATTTCTTTAAAATTTTTATAAAGCAATACTTCGTTATAGTGTGCTGTGTATATAAAAGAAAATGATGGATCTACAAAATCTCCAACGCCCTTTTGTAATTGTTCAATAATAGAACGAATAGTTTCAATAGGCATTGTTCCTCGTCCAATGACTGGGTTTTCTTCATAGGCTACAGGACAAAACCAACAGCCAAGATTACAAAGTCCATTAGGATCTAGTTGAACTAATTTTATCAAAATCTTCCTCCGATACGATTCCTCTTATTACATCAAGATATTCTGGCCCCTTTGTAAAATACCAGTGGTCTGGCTCTGCAAAATGAAAAAATGTCATAGCAACATAGTTTGTTTCTGGATTAGGAAATTTTTCTCTCCAGTGCAACTGATCATTTCCGTAATATGCCAGGGCTTGGTTTGGATAAAGAGTATACGCCTTGTTGTCTACCCACAAATCCCACGGCTCATTTTGATAAACACAAAGATCAAGAGTGTATGTGCATGCATTATCATCTTTATGTTTTAATAGGCTTGGCTCAGGGTTTTGACCTTCATAATGAGAAAATAATATATACGTAGGCAATAACTTTTCACTATTAAATATTTTTCTGGCCTTTATTGTTAACTTTTCTCCTAATTCTTTTAAAAAAGGAATAGTATTATCTGCAACTATATACCTACCAAATCCAGGAGAATATTCAAAACTTTTTGGATTTTCTACAGATACCAAAAGTCTATTATAGTCCTCTTCAGATAAAACATTATCTACCAGTATTGGATCTTTCATTTAAGCCAACTAACTACTGCATATCTTTCTCCTTGAATTACTGGAGAAACTGAGTGATTGTATACATATGTAGATGGAAACATTAACATTTGGTTTGCTTTTGGTTTTAATGAAATATTAAATCTTGGAAAATTTATCTCTCCACCTATATAATTATCGTTTAAATAGTATACAGTAGATACTCTTCTATGGAATGATGGGTGATCATCTATGTGGTTAGTAAACTGCTGACCTTCTCCATATTTTAAAATACCATATGAATCATGCCACTCAGAAAATATTCCATATGAGGACATGTAGTTTTTTTCAATTAAATCAAAACTTTCAAAAAACAAATTGTTTAGGTTCTTAAAAAATAAATCCTGCATATTAACATTATCTAAATCAACTATTTCTCCCAAATAAGGAATTCCTATAGTCTTAGTATTCCTGGTATTTAAATTTACAACCTGATCTGAATATTGTCCTTCTTTTACGCCAGCATCCGCCCATCCTAATCTTGCAGAAGTAATCCCCTCTTCAATATCATTATGAAGTTCTTGGCTATCTGAAATTACATCACTATATACTACAATTCCTGGTGCTATTTCTTCTTTTATCATTTTACCGCCTTCCTGTTATCGCTTCCTAAAAAGTCTGGGTAGTCTGTGCAAATACCATATATCCCATTATACTCTATCCCAGAAGACAAATCTAAATCTACAAGAATTGAAATATCTGTTGTTTTGTTGTTAGGATAAGTCCATATAAAATTTTTATTGGTTAGTGTAAAAAAGTCTGTTTGATGCCAAAAATAATTGGTATTTTGGTAAAACTTTGCAAAATGTCTTAATGTATAAAGGTCTTTGCAATGAAACCAAGCATGGGGGGCTATTTTGCTAAAATTATCTTTGATTACATGATACTGAGGCTTATCATGTCCAAAATATATTGCTTCATTTTTGCACCAAACATCAACTTCAACATCATACCCTTTTCCTATAGCACTCAGTAGGTACTCTGGATCGTTTTCAAAATCTAAAAGTGGTCCAGAAACATTTCCACGGTGCGCTATCTTAATCATTTAACCTCTCTTATTAACTTTCTTACATCATTGTAATACCCATAATCAACTTTATGTACAAAATATATATTATCTATATCCTGATTATCTATAAAAAATGAAGAAAATTTATCAATTTCTCCGTTTATAATCATTTTTAAGTTATCTATAGCCAAAAACCAAAGACTAATTATACCAGGGTAGTGTTTTATTGTTTTTGCAAAATATTTTGCTACTGTTGGCAATATAGATTCTTCATAGCAGTGACCACTTTTGTTATAAAGTGGTGTAGATTTTATCATTTCATACATTTTATTAGAAATTTCTTTTTTAAAACACATACCTTCAACCAAAAACTTTTCAATGTCATAATTAAAAAAAGACTTTTCTTCTTCAGTAAAGACATCTACCCCTGTACCTAGTGAAACTTCTACTAAATCTTTTTTTTCTTTTGTTAGAGACGGCATGCATAAATCAATCCCATCAAGATATTCTTCTATTCCTCTTTTAATAAAAAGCATCTTTGGATAAAAAATAACTTCATAATCAAACTCTATACCCTTACTTTTAAGCAAGTCGTGGTTTGAGGTTAAGGCTTTAATTTTAGTTCCCCACTGGCCATGATCGTATCTAATAGGATTAATGTAAACATTATCTATATATGAAAATCTATCAAAATCAAAATCGTAAAACGCTGGAGCAACATGTAAAACAATAACTGGATCTTTTACAAACTTTTTAATGTTTACAATTAGTTCTCCAACAACATCTGAATCTTTATAGACCAAACAATTAAAAAATATTTTCATTTTTTCTTATTTGAAAGATAATAGTTTAAATCTTCTGGAGTCCCAACTCCCCACATCTTGTTAACTGTAGTTGTGTATATTTGTTTACCGTCTAAAATAGCCTCATTAAAAACAGGACAAGTATAGAACTCTCCACTAACTCTAATATCTTTTTCAATCATCTGCTCTGCGTATTTTATAAAATCGGAACCGTTCTTCCAATAATATATGCCAACAGTAGCATCATCACTAATTGGTTTTTTTTCAGCAACCTCAGTTACTAATCCTAAGTTATTTACTTTAGCATAGGACCATTTTGGATGAGTAGATTTAAAGGTAGCAATACCACCATCAGCATTTTTAATATACATTTCATATAAGAACTCTCTACTGCTCCAATCAACTATTTGATCAGAGTTAGCCAGAACCAGAGGATTATCTGTATTGATAAATTCTTTAGCGAGTAGGCAAGTCGCTGCTGCTCCTTCAGTTATACCATCTACTTGGACAATATTGCAGTTAGGTGTGATAGCGTTAAGAAGATACCCAAGGTTATATTTATCAAAATGAGATTTTTGCACAATATAAGTATATGTAGCATCAATAGCCAAATTTTCCACTACAACCTGAATCATAGGCTTGTCGTCTATATCTATAAGTGGCTTAGGAAAAGAATACCCGACTTCTGCAAAACGGCTTCCAGCACCTGCCATGGGGATCAAAACATTTAAATTTAATTCTTTCCAAGATGCTTTTGCTTCTTTTAATATTTTAATTGCTTTTTCAACTTTTTGAATATTAAGATCTTTTCTATTTTTAACTTCAATTAAATTTGCTTTGCTATCAGTTGCTGCTAGTTTACCAATAATGCTATCTTCAAATATAACTACTTCCTCTGCTATGCATCCAAAATAAGACATAGCCTTCCAATAAATTTCAGGGTGTGGCTTAGGGAATTTAACATCCTCATTGCTTACAATATGGTCTACATATTCTATAATCCCTAACCTAGTTAAGCATTGGTCTATTGTAGATCTAATACTATTGCTTGCAACAGCAATCTTAATTTTATTATCTCTTATAAGATTACAAATTGTTACTAATTCATTGTCATATGCTACATCATTAAGCATTTTTTTTGTAAAGTGTTGTTTATTGTCATTAATTTCTTTGTATAAGTTTTCTGGCAAACCCTTGTACTGAGTAAGCATTTTTAATTTTACTTTAGTAGGAAGGCCTTCATATATTTTTTCTTGTTCATCTTTTGTTACTACATATTTATTATCTACAAGTTCAAGTGCCTTGTTTAAAGAGTGATAGTGTATTTCTTTGCTATCTATTAACACTCCATCAAGGTCAAATATAACTAACTTAGACACACTATTTTACCATTTACCTATTGGACACGCTGCCATTTTTAATTTTGTTTTTGCGCTCATAAAACATCCACATTTTTTACACTGTGTTGTTAACTTAATTAATTCAGGACAACTCTTACAGATAGATAGCCTATCTTCTGCTATATTTTTTTCTGTATAATTTTCTTTGTCTAACATATCCCAAGGCCTAGTTTCTCCAAGGCTTTGCTTATATTTTTCCCAAGCGGACAAATTTTTTTCCATTAAATACCCCTTTTATTCTATTATAACATATGGCTTAGAAGAAGCACTGACCGCAGCAAGGTTCTTGTGTAGGGCAATCATAATATGGTGCATAACAAGCAGGGCCACAACCAGATGCTGGTGTAGGTGTAGGTGTCGGAGTTGGGGTTGGCGTAGTTGTAGGTGCAGGAGTTGGGGTTGGGGTTGGGGTAGTTGTAGGTGCAGGTGTTGGAGTAGGTGTAGGAGTAGTTGTAGGTGCAGGTGTTGGAGTAGGTGTAGGAGTAGTTGTAGGTTCAGGTGTTGGAGCAAAGTATGGGAAGTATGGGAAGTATGGAGGTGTAGGTGTAGGTGTGCTGGATGGCTCAAAACATTCCCCAAGTTGGCTTTCCCAATTTCCTCCACAATTAGCACATGTTGTTGCGTTTGTAATTTGTGAAAGTGGTGGACAAGGGGCAGGTGTTGGCGTAGGTGTTGGTGTTGGCGTAGGTGTTGGCGTAGGTGTTGCTGTTGGACAGTCCCAAACCTCAGAACAATCTGAAAGAAGATAAACTGTTACTGAAGTTAACGTTCCATTACAATTCTTAGTTTCTATATAAGATGTTGGTGTGCATGTAGGCGCTGGCGTTGGCGTTGGCGTTGGCGTAGGCGTTGGTGTTGGAGTTGATGGGCATGAGTATGGGCTGCTTGGGGCAAATGTACATTCTGTTGAACTGACTCCACCAGTAAAGGATTGATCTGATGCAAACGGACCAGATAATGAACATCCTCCGCCTTGAACCAAAGTCTTACACCACCATTGTGATGGTGTTGGGGTTGGGGTTGGGGTTGGAGTAGGTGTAGGGGTAGGTGTAGGTGTTGGAGTTGGAGTAGGAGTAGGAGTAGGGGTAGGTGTTGGTGTTGGAGTAGGTGTTGGTGTTGGAGTAGGTGTTGATATACAAGTAACTCCAAGAGATGTGTAGTCAGGTCCAGAAACAGTTCCTTCAACACATGTAAATCCATATCCTCCAAATTGTTCAATTATTGCTTGTGTTGAGTTACATGCTTGTGAAGGACTTGTATACCCTGAACTAAAAACAGGTAAAGCGGTATAGCCATTTAGATTGCCGTTTTCATCACAATAGGCATAAGAAACATATTCTTCAACAGGGGCAGGTGTAGGTGTTGGTGTAGGAGTAGGTGTTGGAGTAGGTGTTGGAGTAGGTGTTGGAGTAGGTGTTGGAGTAGGTGTTGGAGTAGGTGTTGGAGTAGGTGTTGGAGTAGGTGTTGGAGTAGGTGTTGGCGTTGGAGTTGGCGTTGGTGTTGGCGTTGGTGTTGGAGTGAAATCTGGTGGGAAGAATGGTGGTGTTGGTGTTGGTGTTGGGGAAGGTGTTGGGGAAGGTGTTGGGGCAGGTGTTGGGGCAGGTGTTGGGGCAGGTGTTGGTGTTGGTGTTGGTGTTGGTGTTGGTGTTGGTGTTGGTGTTGCTACATTAAGTAAGTTTCCAAAAAAAAACCATGTATTGGTGTCTATTTTAACTAAAGTGCCTTTTGAATATTGTCCATCTAAAGATTTTATATTAGACTTACTGTTAATTGAAACAGCACCACTACCTTCAGATACTGTTACTGAGCCAGAACCTGTTTGAATTATATCAACTGAGTATCCTACTGGAATTGCTACTGAATTATTTTCTGGAAGAGTTACAATAGTTGAACTAGAAGAATATACAATAATAGTCTTAGAAACATCATCTGGTGATAAAGTAAAACTTGCTGTTTTTGTTATAACTGTTCCAGTGTTTGAGATTTTTGGCTCAACATCAAATTGATCAGTACCAGTATTCCAGTCTATTCCAATTCCAGCAAGAAGAGATTGGTCAACTGTAGAGTTTTCGATTCCACTATCTACATAAGACTTTGTTGCAAGGTTTTCTGTATTTAATATGCCGTGGACATTTGTGGTTGCTGCGTTGTGGTTTGAAATTGCAGTGTTTCTGTTTGTAGTTTCTACAGTAATAGCAGCATTTCTGTTTACTATTTCTGCTGCATCTGCATCTACAAGGTTTTGAAGATGCTTTGCAATTGATGGGTTTGGAAGAAGTGTAGGGTTTGTGTTTGCACCATCATACTCATATGTTCCATAATGATAGAGCCTTAGCGCTGCCTGAATATCTGCTGCATCTGAAAGACCTGGGATTTTAGTGTTGAATAGCCCACTACCAGTAACGGTATTGTCAATATTCTCTGCTGCCACTATAAATCACCCTTTTTCATTATACCACCGTAATAAACAGATGGACGGTCTTAGGACCCGTAATAGGGCCCCATTCTCCGTCAATATATTCTACACCCTTTATTTCAAGTGGTAGTGCTAAAAATCCTTGACTGGTTTCTAAATCTTTGATCACAAGGTTTGTTGCAACTGGTCCGTGGGAGTCTGGAGATGAAATAGAATACTGGACACTAAAGTTTGAAGCCAAAACTTCATTTCCTTCTATCAGATTATATATATCTGTTACATTAATTGGAGGAATTGTTAATTTACCGTCTACAGCAGTAACATTCTTAATAGAAAAATAAAAATTTGTTTTTAGACTAACAAGAGGTGTCCATTGTGTTCCTGTTCCAGTAGAAACTAATTGAAAAACCATTTTGTATGTTGGTGAATATGGACTAGAGTCTATGGCAATATCTAATGCCTGAACATCCTGAACGATGCTTGCTGCAACATCTGCATTTCTTGGATCTCCAAGTACTCCAATAATAATGCTTCCACGATCACCTTCTGGTCCTATGTCTAAGTCAAGACTTATTTCTACTGGACCACCAAAAACTGTTAAATCTTCATTTGATACTAGGATATCTGCCATTGCTAATCTCCAGGAACTGGGTCTAGTGTGACTTGATCAGTAACTGTTATTGTTCCAGTCATAAGCGTAATAACTTTTTCATAAAATGGGCTATCTGGACCTCCAGCAGGATGTCTTACTTCAACATCATAAACATATTCTGTTCCAGCAACTAACTGATTTCCTTCTGTTGGCCTAATTGCACACTGCACAAAAGTATTAGTGTCACTGTCAACTCTAGCAAAACATTTAATTATATCTACTGCAGCACTTCCTCTTGCTTCTGCTATTGAAAATCTTGCCTGTTCGTATGGAGCAACTCCAGTAACACCATCTATTGTGTTTGTGTTATATAAAATGTTGCTGTCATAAAATGGGCTTAAATCAAAAACCGTTCCATCGTTCTTTTTCGGGTAGATACGAAACTCAAAGGTATCACCCTTATAGTAGTTAAAATCATAGGTTGCTGGAAATGCCATGGTTTTATTATACCACGCTGACGTATACAGAATTGAGAATTACGGAGGCATCAAAGTCTGTTCTAATTTGAGGCACTGCTCCGTTGCCCCACATAGCCTTGTCTTCGATAAATATATTTTGAGTAACTGAAAGGTTGTAGACATTTTGATACTTAAGAGATCCTACAAACTGCACAAACTCCTGATCCTTACTTGCAAAATATGTCCTTAGCCAAACCTCAGTATTGGCTGTATAGGTAGTTAGTTCAAAGTTGTATGTTATGAATACTTGGGATCCTTCGTTTATACCGTGGAAGTTTAAGGCTCTTTGGTGGCTGTTCCAAAGGCTAGTACATCCTTTAGGAAGGTACTTTTCATTTTGGGATTTGTCCTTTGTGTCTAACAAAAGTGTTACCCAGCCATCGTCTCCTTGAGAAATTCCAAGTTTGATTGGTTTGTCAATAGTGTTTGTATATGAAGCCCATCCTGCCTGCTGTCCTGAAGAGGATAAAGAACTCAGACCATCTTTACCTGCGGGACCTTTTTCTCCTTTTGGACCTGGCTTTCCTTCTGGACCCTGTGGCCCATCTTTTCCATCTCTGCCATCTCTGCCTGCGGGACCTTGTGGACCAACTGGGCCAGGTACTGGAAGAAATGAAAGAGCATTATCTACAGTAGGAGATGCCTGACTTTGTTCTACTTGTGCAGCATAAGAAGATTTTTTTGCACCAGGGAAGTCCATAGATTTAGAAACAGCCATAGATGAATTATCTCACGATATTATGGATTTGGAGTTGAAAAATATGATCCAAATATATGGAAATCACAAGATGTATTTAGGCCTACAGGACTTGAACTTGTAAATGCAACTTCCTTACCATTTGATGCTGTTGTGTAAAGTTTTAATTCATTACTTCCAGCAACTGCATGACCTGATATTGAATACATGTCTCCAGATGAATGCTTTAGTTGTCCATTACGAACATACACATCATACTCAGAAGTAAACGGTATTGAAACATAATATTGTCCAGTACCAAAGTTAGTAATATTGCTCATATTAACATTAACTCTAAAGTGAACAAGGTTTCCAGTTTTTGTATAACTACCTGCAAATAATGGAGCACCATCAAATGTTGGTTGTGTTCCAAGTGCTCCACCACTAACTGTGTATGAGACTTCTGTAAAAGTTGATTCTAAATCTGCTGGTTCTCCCTGCTCACCTTTTTCTGCAATAGGTGTCCATGATTCATTTATAGCACCTACTGTTGGAGGGTATCCAGGATTAAGTGGATTACCAGTTCTTACATATGTCCCGCCATTATAATAAACAGCAATTCCTAAATTATAAGAAGCACCATTGTCGTATGCTCCGATCAAGGTAAATGGAGTTGCTCCATCTGCACCGTTTGTACCATTTGTTCCATTTATACCATCTGCACCCTTTGATGCAATTAAATCAAACTTAGTAGTATTGGTTGGAAGTGTTCCAGCAGTTGTAACTGACTTTGTATAATATAGTTGTCCCTGATAAGTTACGATATCGCCTTCGGCATATGAAGCATTGATCTGCCACGGGCCATTGTAACTCCATAGTGCATCAGCACCTGGAACTCCTTGCAAACCTTGTGCTCCTTGTGGACCTTGAGGGCCTACGGCTCCTTCGTCTCCCTTGTCTCCAACTGCGCCTGGCATTGGAACAATCTTAATAACTGCCATTATAGTGTACCCCCTGGTGTGATGTCGCCTAATACATGTATGGTTCCAATTACAGGAGTCCAAACTGTGTCTTCTATTAATTCTGGAATTGTTACCTGGACATCAAATGGTAGTTGGGCCACGATTGAAGAATATTTAGATCCCCAATTTTTTGTAACCGATGGGTATGCTGTAATATCTACAAATCCCTCACCAGGCTCACATTCAAGGGCATCTAAAACATTTCCAGATTGATCATAAGCGGTTGCTCTAAAAATCCAGCCAGAAGTATCATAAAAATCTACTTCATTATCTTCTAAGAACTCAACCCTAAGAGTTGCGGTATCTCCTCTAACAACGCTCCATTGCATACTGACTGGATCAGCACCGAATGTGAGTGAAGAGTGAATAGGCATACTGTGATTATACCATAAAAATTGACTAATACCAAGGTTGGTGGGTATAGGACAAACCAAGGTATTAGCCAATAATAAATTATACCATAAAGGACAAAACGGACATGATATTTAAAGTTATCAAATTGTTATAATAGCCAATGTCCGATTTGTTACTATAAGTCTATTTTAGCCAGGTTAGGGATAGTGTATACTTTAAATATATAAGAAAAAAGAACTATCCTTATAGTTTTAAAAACTATCTTTATATATAGTATCTAGGAAAATTATTCTTTATCAACTTTAGCAATATGCTTAATCAAAATCTGATACATTTCGTCAAGTTTCTTTTCTTGGCGATCTCGGGATCTTTGTGAATCAATCCTTTGTTCGTCTAGCGCATTTTCAAGTCTGTTGACCTGGTCCTTTAGCGATGAGCCTGAATTCGGCTTAAGTTCGCTGAGATAATGTTTTACTAGCCACTTGATTGCAAGACCAAGTGATGATACAATTGTAAGTATCGCTACGATTAGGGAAGCCCAGTCTTGGATTGTCATAACTAGATTATTATAAGGGGAGTTTTTTACAAATGAAAACTGGTATATATCAATTACACATACCAAGGACTTCTGGTGTTTTTGTTAGAAAAGTTCTTCAGGCTTACTCTGAAGAAAATAATAAAAAACTTCTATCTGGACATAATTTTGAAATTAGTTTAAAAGATTTTGATACACAAGACTATATTACTGGTCACTACGGAACAACTCCTATTTCCCACACTTCAAAAACTTTTACTATTCTAAGAGATCCAGCCGAAAGGTCTTTCAGTTATATGAAATATGTATGGCAAGCATTTTATAGACATCTAACGATTGAAGACACATTTGAATATTTTTTAAATGATAAAAAAATTATAGATGTTATATCAAATCAACAATCCAAATTTTTAACATCTGATATAGATCTTGAACTATACAATAAAAATACAAAAAACATTGTAAATCACTTTTTATCTGGTTGGGCTTTAATTGATAAGAATATAGATGCAGAATCTGTATTAAAAAGTATTAATAAAAACAATATAGAGGTTTTGTTTTTTGATGATGAAAAACTATATGAAAAGGTTTTTAATATTTTTGAATTAGAGAATAAAGATAGTATTGATTACTCAAAAAAAATAAATCAATCTATAGAAATTGATACAAATTTTTATAACAAATATTATGATAGAATATTAGAAATTAATAAAATAGATATAGAGGTTTATAATATTTTAAGAAACGAGTCTAAATGAAAATATTAAGCAAAGAAGACAACTGGGGAATAAATCATTTTGGTGTTGTTGAAATAGCAGGAATTAAAAAAGAAGTTACCGAGTATATTGATGAATGGCTTATTGATGTATCGAGACAGAGATCTTTTCAGACACACGAACAAACTTTTATGTATCAACTAAAAGAGTTGGATTATGGATGGAATCTAAAAGATAAAGTAACATCATCTACACCAAATACCTTTAAGACAGATAGCGCCAACAACGAACTAAAAAAAATATACGAAAGACTTGAGTATTTGGTCGAAGGTAAAGTTGTAAGATGTGAGGTAATCAATATGTCTCCTAATAGCAGAATAAGAACGCACAAGGATACCTCTGACCTGCTTTATCTTTCTCGACGCTTTCACGTTCCAATTATAACCAATAAAGACTGTACATTTATTGTTGAAGAGCAGTCTTTTCATTTAGAAGAGGCAAATCTTTATGAGTTAAATAACAGAAGATATCACTCTGTGCAAAATTTTAGCGACGAAAACAGAATACATCTTATTGTTGATATTCTTCCTAGCCAGTACACAGAAAACATAGTTTTTTCATGATAGAAAATCAAAAAGTTCACTGCCCATTTTGTATAACTACATGGATATGTGATGGTCCACATGTCACGACTATAGAAGAAAGAATAAACCTTGGTAAGTATATGTATCATGCAAAGCAAGACTACATTTTTAATGCTTTGGATGAAGTCAAAAAATATGGCTTAGAAAATGGACTTGACTTACAGCAACTATCTGATAGAATTAAAGAAAGAGTTAACAAAAGGGATAGATGAAAAAAGAAATATTAGAAACACTTGAGTATTCAAAAAACTTAATCATATCTCCCGATATGGATGGCTTCATGACCGCAAAATTATTGGAGCGTTTTAACGGTTCGAAAATAGTTGGCTCGTATGACAAAAATATTTTATGTCTGGCCGACGGGATCAATCCAGAAGAATGCTTGTTCGTCGACTGCGATATGAATCGTCAAGAGTATGTATCTCTCGGCAACCATATGAGACTACTGGAAGACAATATGTCAGTCGAGTCGTTTAATCCGAATGTGCACTTCGGCGTTTCGACATATAGCGACAAGTTTCCTTTCGCAACCGCTTTTTTGATTTCGTTCGCAATAGAGGCTGACCTATCCGAACAAGACCTTATACGCATGGCTTTCGCTGATTCAACTCTCAAGAACATGGAGAAATACAGCGATAACATGCGAAACTGGTCTACACGGATGGAACATCCTGCAACAAGGTACATAATAGACAATTCGGACATTGCAAAAAAGAATGATGCACAAGCAAGGTTTGATTATGTTGATCAAGCATTTGTATCTAAAAGATATGGCAAGACTCGTTACATAGATACCCTAAATAACGCCCTAGCAGGGCAGGAGATGAAGTTTGAGCCACTAGTCCAGGGTATGAAGTATGTATGTGACAAAGTTGGCATAGAAACCCTTATAAGGTATAATAGAGATATCATCTCTTATGCAGAGATTTTTACAGGGGAGTACTCTGTAACTTACGACCAAGAAAAGGAATGGGCATGACAAAAGAAGAAGCAGTAAGCATTATGATGGACAGTATCAATGCAGACAATCTTGCATTGGGATTACAGGCTGGTTTGGAAGAAGAAGCGCTAAAGTTGCAAATTGAGCAAAGCCAGCCAAGTCTTGGATTTATGATGGGTAACATCTATGACAAGTTAAAGGATGGTGGAGTAATTGCCTAAGTTTTATTACAAACCAATTCTTGAAAAGATTCAAGAGTCATATTTAGAAAATGCTAAGGCAGAGTACAATCCAGGGTTTGATATTGAAGCCAATGTAAGAATTGTTATTGAGGCAGAAACTGAAGAGTTGGCAGATCTATCCCGCCATGGATTTGTAGATATACGTATGTGGGAGTTAGTAAAAGATTAAGCCATATTGCGGATAAATTGTGCTATGTCATGTGATGCGTCATGATAACTGCCGTGAAATTTATCCTCGACTTGCTTTGCAATAACAAACCTTAGTTTCTGTTCAATCTGAAATAATAAGATTGCTTGTGCTTGCTCTGGTGTTAACTTTAGTTCTTCATCCATTTTTGCAACTACAGTCTGTGCAGCATGTTTCTGAAAATAATTTTACAGCCAGAGAATCATACACTGCAGGACCTTTTGTCCATGCACCTGTTGATCTTCCCATGTTGTCAGTTTCTTCCATAGGCTTAGATTCGAATTGAAATTCGTCATCCCAGGCATTTTCTAAGTTATCTAAGATACCCATTTTATTCCTTTACTGGCTCTGCGCTGTGAGAAGTTTCACATGTACATCCATCGCAACAAACCTTGCGAGTTTTTTCAACTACTATATCTGTCATAGATTTATTATACCAGATGTCTGTAATTGGAATAATTTCATAATACCTTTTGTACAAAATGTCGATATTTGACTGAATCTCGTTTATTTCCTTTAGGTATTTAGTTTTTAAGATTTCTTCAATTTCTTCCTTTTTAGGAGTTGGTCTTGGTAAATTGCCTAGTTCTGTATCAAAAACATTTTTTGTCTCAGCCTTGGCTAGTTCTATGATATCTTTAGCACTTACGTTTGTCTCAATTGTTATTGAAGGATATTTTTTTGATAGTGAATAAATAACCTTGTTGTGGTCTTTTGTAAATTCGTGAAATGGTGCAATAAAAAATTTAGGATTGTCTACCAAGTACTGTATGTATTGTGCATATCTTTTTATTATTTCTTCAAATTCTTTTGTTAGACTTTCCTCTACACCGTATAAATTATCAGAAAAAACCTTATCTCTATATATCTTTGCTGAAGCAATTGATGGCAATGCATCTCTAACTGGAACAACAAATGGATAGTCTTGGTTATATTCTTTTAAGGTCTCTACTCTATGAGTTCTTTTTGCATTAACTTCTAATCCCGTTGCCCAACCCAAAGCATAAGAAAGATATACATTTCCCGATCTTTCTAATCCATCTAGGTATATCTTCATTATTTTATTATACCCGAAATTCTGAAAAATTTTGTAAAACCTAAATAGCCTAAAATCTGAATATTTTGTCCAGATGTATGATACATACTATACAGAAAATTAACTAAAAATAATAGTGCGCCCATAATGCCTAGGCTTTTTTGTCAAGTCGACACGCCGTATACCACTATACCGTTATCAAACTGTTATACTGGTGCCACCAAATTGTGACATGAAACACATGTGACCCGTACCACAATGTCCGTTTTAATACCATTTTGGACTTGCGATTTGTCAGACCCCTATGCTACACTTACAGTATAAGAAAAAATGTGGTAAAGAAATCCACTATGAAAGGTAGGTCAAAATGACTACACTAAACACACTATGTAAAGACCATAACCCTATGGTTTCCGCTATCTCCGAAATCGGTGATAATCAATTTACTTTCTGCATGGATTGTGAACAAAACATTGAGCGTTACTACTATGATAGTGACCCTGAGCAATTCCCTGCATGGACAGATTGGTATGTGACTAAATGAATAAAACTAATCAATTCTTAGATACCATGCAATTTATAGATGAGCAAGGCTTATGCGCTATGGATAACATTTGTGCATTTTGCATAACACTATTTGACGGGTGGAATAGATTTTGCCCCGCTTGCAAAGACTATAAGGGCGTTATGCCTCTTACCGATTTTATCAATACCTATGGAAAGGAAGGACTTAGAAAATGAGTACCTTTGTAAATCTCCCCTCAGTATGTGGGGCAACATCAGCAAGCGTTGATGTCTATGATGTAGACCTTAACCCTCATGGGGTTATCTGTTGCGATAACTGCAAGTCTATCGTGTTATGCCGTAAGGCTTGGGACTTTTTATACAAGGAGGTAAAGTAATGACACTATTTAACTTTGACCTAATGGTCACTATTGAGGCTGAGGACTTTGAGTCTGCCCTATCATGGTTAAAGGCTATGCCATTGGAACGACATGACTTTGAGGTCATTGACTATAACGAATTGGAGATTGCATAAATGAAAAGCAATAACGAAATAATTGCAGAGATAAATGCTCTTGCTAAAACACACTATGATGACATGGCACTTGCGTGGTCATGGGGTTGTGCAACAGCACTGCTCACAACACAACAATTAGATTTAATTCTTGGAATACTAAAAGAAAAAGAGGTTGCATAATGAAAACACTTCAAGAAAAATTAGACTTAGTTTCTAAAGAATTAGAGCCAATACTTTGGGAATTACTAAATGAAATTGAGGAAAACTAATGTTAGTTATTCTAATCGCAATTACTTGTTTTGCTTTTGTTATTGCAATTCATAGTTAATAAAAAAGATCGCAGACTAAATACCTGCGATTTTTGCCTAGGCAGTCTAGGTAGTTATCCACAGGTCAGACCATTCATGTGTGGATAACTAATGTGTTACGTATCACAAAAATAATTCCCCGACACGCCCGAAAAGGTCCCCAATTTGTCAGTCCCCCCTGCTATACTTGCTACATAACAACAACACGAAAGGTTCATAATAAAATGGATACTTATAACAGAATACTAAAAGAGCAAGAGGAACGCCGTATTGCTCAGCGTGAAAGAGATAAGGCTAAAATTGAGGCTATGTTCTCCAATAATTCTCGCCCCCTAAATAACCAATACCTATTGGAAAAGCATGAGGGGTAGTGTGATGAGTATCACATACCCAATGTCCTAAATGTCCGAATTTGGATTTGCTTTTGTCAGCCCCCTAATGTATAATTAAATTAACAACAAACGAAAGGTAGTCAAAATGACTTACACTATAACACTCGAAACCTTTAGCGGTTCTACCAAAAAAATCAATCTCGCTTCTCGTGGTGCGGTTGCTCAATTCATCTCAACTTATCCAACTCAATTACCTGTTGGCGTATCTGTTAAGGTCGCTTGTGACTCTCTTGGTATTCGTGGCACTCTTAGAGGAACGGCTAAACTATAATGCAAATCTTTCTATGCGACTCATGTAATACCCTTGCAATTTTGTCAGTGGTAAACGATACAATTAAATTAACCAAATGCTCATGTCAAACAAACTAAGAATAGGAAAACTAAAACTATGGTAAAAATCCCACACGCTTTGCACTTTGTAACAGAAGTAGACGAAACTCATCCAACAGGAATGCAACTGCTTGCACTTTCTCATGAAATGCAAATCGCTATGCTTGAAGGAATGCTAAAGGACCTGCTTGCTCCTGCACTAAAAGAGGCCTTGGAACACATCAACGAAAACGGAACTTTTGCAATTTTAAAGGTGGCCGAATAATGATGACACGCAAGGACTACATTGAAACTGCAAAAATTCTAAATCAATTCGCAAATGAAATTGATTCAAAACAATTTCAAGATTTAGTTTTTGAATTTAGCGAATGGTTCGCTTCAGATAATCCAAGATTTGACGAAAATAAATTTTGGGATGCTTGCGTTAAAGAATTAGCAAACGCATAAAATAAAATCCTGAGCAAGATCTAAAACTGCTCAAGTTTTTCCTAGGCTCCTAGGCCGTTATCCACAGGTCAGACCACTTTATCCACAGGTCATTTAAGATGTGAGATTAATCACACCCAAAACCTGTCCACATTTTGAGATTTTAAGATTTTAATTTGATAAATGTCAGACCCCCATGATAGGATTACAGAGTAATAAAGTAAATAAACAAACGAAAGAGGTTGCTCATGTCAGCAAATGTCTATACAATAGAAAACCTACTTGTAGGAAAAACTTATAAGTCCCGCACACTTACGGGAGAAATTATCTCAGCAGAAAAATCTGATGTATGGTATGCCGATTGCGAAAGTTATCGTGTTCAGGTACGCCCCCACTACTCAGCCCCACTTAACTTAAAAGATACATACCGCATACTTGCAGTAAAGATTGGAGACTAATAAAATGAATACTTGTATTGATTGTAATGATGAAGGGGTTATCTTTTGGGGTAACTCAGCAGGTGAGTATGACTCAGAGTTTTGCTCATGCTCAAAAGGTAATGAACTTGAAAATTACTATGTAGAGTGGTACGCTTGTAATGAACTTAACGAATACACATTGGAGAACGCATAATGGAAAAAGAATACTTATACTCAGTTACAATTACTTATGACTCAGGGGCTAAGCCTAATTGGGTTGGTCGTTACTCAGACGCTTTATCTGCCGTTGAAGTTTATCAACGCTTTGTAGATGTAGGCTTTGCTAATGAGTATGTAACAGTTAATTTATCAGAGCCGTCAGGCAAAATGCACACAAAAATAATTGACCGCATGGGAAAGGTAACAACACGATAATGGGAAGCGTAACAGCGTTAGGAATACAAGACTCAGTGCTTGATTTAGAAACTCAGATTGCTTATCACTTACAGGGTAATCACTATCCACCCGTACCGCTAAGCATGGTGCAACCTTGCATTGATGCTATTGATGCATACTACGATAATGATGCTATGCGATTTATTGCTATGCCAGAAGGAGTATTCTATAAGGGCATGAGTCATGCACCAGCATGGGCAGTAATTGAGCAACACCATTTAGATTTTTGGTTGCCACAAGATGATGAATACTATGGTGAAGAAGATGCAGGATACGAATTAGGATTGGGGCTAGAATAATGTCTGATACAATGGTAAGCATGGAATTGATACACGCTGATAATTTAATGGCAGATCAAATCATGATTGGTGATTTAATCAAGATTGATAATGACATTGTTGAAGTTATTTTTATTGAGAGCGATTCAACAGGTGATAACTATGACATACAAACGCAAAATGAGTTTGGTGAAAAAGAAGTTACACAGTATGCATACAATGATGTAATTGCGTTGTATGTTTTTACTGAAGAAGAATAGTAAAAGTATTTTTATGCACTTTCCCGCATAAAAATGCCTAGGCAATTTACCTAGCGTGTCGTTTTGTTTTTGATGTGAGATTGATCACTTTACGTAGCATTTGACATTTTTCCCCAAGTCTGCTAAGATTAATTTATGAAAAAGAATAAAGAGGAATTACGTAGACTTATGGAACTACGTCGTAGCAATGCCGCCTCTGCCGTACCCAATAAGAAAAAGTACAATAGAAAAAAATGTCAGTCCCTTATGTTAGAATTAAAGAAAGAAAGAGGCCCTCATGAGTAAACTACTAAGATCTAAAGATAGAAAGGTGGCTAACCTTGTCACACCCAACGGAAAGCAAGCAAGCATTGCCAATACATTCGGATTACCCGCAGGAAAGGCTTATTCATGTCCTGGCGCAACGACTGTCTGCGAGAGTGTTTGCTACGCAGGCAAATTGGAAAAGGTCTTTCCAACAGTAAAGAAAAACCTATTGCACAATTGGTCATTGCTTAAAGACGCAGACGGTGAAACCATGGTGCGCTTACTTAATGAGATGATCACAGAATTCAAGGCTGATTGTGTAAAGCGTGAGGCACCCATGCTATTTCGTATTCATTGGGACGGCGATTTCTTTAATGATACTTATGCATATGCATGGAAGATAGTTATTGATAAGCATGAGGATGTTCAATTTTGGGTATACACTCGTGTGAAGAGCGCTGCACTTATTCTAAAGGACATTGCTAATCTTAGTTTATACTTTTCTGCAGATAGCGAGAATGTTAAAACTGCGGTAGATCTAAAAATTAATAGCGGTGTTCGCATGGCATACCTTGCTAAGAATTTTGCTATAGGTCAAGCAGATGTAAAAGAAATGATTGGCCGTCCTGCTGCTAAGTGTCCTGAAAATAATAAACAAATTCCACTTATCTCAACAAATGGAAGCGCTTGCGTTTCTTGCTCACTTTGTGTATACTCTAAGAGTGACATAATTTTTTCTGCAACTAAGAAATGAGATAAGATGAGTGAAATAATTATTTTATTTTTAATTGGAATATTTATTTATTTAATGTTTACAAGCCCGTTGTGAAATGGGCCCCTAGGCGCAAAACTTTTTGATTGTCAAGTTTAGACACACACAAACTATGTGATTAAGGTCACACACAAAAAACCTCGCTGAATTGGTATTTTTGACATTTTTTTGCTATACTTAATACATACCCAAAAACGAAAGGAAGTCCCCACATGACGCTCCACGGATACACTTACCAAATTGGTGATTTATTCACAACAAGCAAAACAGGCGTTACAGGTCGTATCGCAGGTTTCGAGCCAATGTCTAATAAGGTTACCAGAGTTAGCCTTGTTTTGTCAAACGGCTCTCGTCGCTTGGCTATGGTCAAGACCTCTAAATAATCTCACAATTTGAGATTTATCCCCTACGATTTGCAAAATGTCAGTAGGAAATGTTATACTTAATACATAAGCAACCAACTAATAGAAAAGGAAATAAAATGTCAGTAGCAACAGCAACATACAAAGTAGGAGACCTCTACACAACACAGAAGTCAAAGGTCACAGGCACAATCGTAGCAATCGAACCACAGGCTAACGGAAATGTTCGTGTTAAGTTAGATGTAAATGGTTCAGCCCGTTACACAACTTGGACGGCTAAGTAATCCAATTAGTAATTCCTGAGCATGAATACAAACTGCTCAACCCAACCCCCTAACAGTAAAGGAACAGACCCACATGGCACGACAAAAAGCAATCTCAGTAAAGATAGCAACACCAAAGGTAATCAAGGCACTTGAGACTCGTCTTGCAAAGTTACAATCAGACTATGCCTCACAAGAAGCCAACGAAGCAAAGCACGAAAAGGCTTTGGAGAAGTGGCGCAAGGAAGTAGCAAAGTTCGCTATGGCTAATTTTGCTAAGGCAGAAAACTTCCGCACAAACTATCGCTCATGGAACAAGACACTTAATGTTGATTTCGATTTAACAGTTAGTGAAGCAGACTTTCCTAAAGAGCCTGAGAAGGACTACGAAGTTCTCCACCGCCACTCATACAATGAGATGAAAGAGGAATTGGAAAATGCAATCCGTATTCTCAAGATGACAGATGAGGAAACAGTAAGCACAAGCACTTACAATGCTATTGCTCGTTATCTCTAATTAGATAATAAACGACCTGAGTATGTCGCTAAACTGCTCCACCCTCTCCCCTGCGTTTCACGCTATGGTTAGCAAGGATCCCCTGGCGGAGTGGGTATAAAATTTGTCAGTGCACTAAAGTACAATTGAATTAATCAAACTAACAGAAAGAGGGCCCCCATGGACCAACCAGTAATAGACAATCACTACATGACACGAGAGTTTTTAGAAACCACTCTTGTGCAAAACAAAGCACGGATTGATGAATTAGAAAAGCACATTCAAACGGTAACCCAACGTTCATACGGCGAGGCTGCAGAGCGCTCACGTATGCGTAATGAAATGCAAGAGTGGACCTTAGAAGCAATGGAGCACGGTACCATTGACGAAAGCACTGCAGAAGAAATTGCAAGCATTTGCGGCTTTGAACTAACAAAAGAATTTGAATTAGAAGTTACAGTTCAATATTCAATTACAGTCAATGCACGGGATGAAGAGAGTGCACAGAATGCAATTCACGATATCGATTTTGATTCTGTATCATATGGTGAAGAGGTAACTTATTTGTCATCCAGCGTTGACAGAATAGATATTTAGTAGGGGGCTACTAATACAAACCTGAGCATGTTTTAAAACTGCTCCTCTATCCCCTCAAAAATTTCCTAGGGGGCAAAAGTTATCCACAGGTTATCCACATGACCAATATCACATGTGTTTACGATCACCTTTAAAAAATGTCCGATTTGCCCCCTTATAACTATCCTGATTTGCATTTGTCAGCCCGTCCTGTTATACTTAAATAATCAACAACAAAAAGGAGAAAACTCATGGCACATGAAATCGAAACACAAAATGGTAAGGCTTCATTCGCATCATTTCGTGAACCCGCTTGGCATGGATTGGGTACCGTATTCACAGAAGAAAAAACAACAAGCGAAATGCTTGCTGCTGCCAATCTAAATAATTGGAATGTTCGTCTTGAGGATTTGGAAACCCCCGCACATCTAACAAGCGACAAGGCGTATCAATACGTTTTGCGTACTAATCCTACTGATAACTCTCAGACCGACATTCTTGGTGTCGTTGGTGAGCGTTACCATGTAATGCAGAATGAAGATTTATTCTCATTCGGTGATAACATTCTCGACGGCGGAGGTCGTTGGGAAACTGCTGGCTCAATCAAGGGTGGTCGTGTAGTATTCGGCGCACTTGCATTAGAGCGTGAGACAGTTCTTGACCCTAATGGTGTTGCAGATAAGGTAAAGACTTATTTACTTATCAACACATCACATGACGGCTCAATCGCTATTCAAGCAAGCATTACACCTGTTCGTGTTGTGTGCGCTAATACTCTTAACCTTGCACTAAACACAACTAAGAAAAAGAATGGTGTCAAGCAATCTTTCAAGATTCGCCACACTCAGACCGCTTCTGGTAAGGTTGCCGTTGCTCGTGAGACTCTTGGCATGGCTCATAAGTACATGGACTCATTCGACTTAATGGCTAAGGCTATGATTGAAACAGAAATCAATGCTAAGCAATTTAACGACATCATTCTTGCTGCATACCCTAAGCCTGAAAAAGATTCTAAGGGTGCTTTCAAGAAATGGGAAAACAAGGTTGATGTTATCAATGACATCTACACAGGCGAGTTTAACGGCATGATTGCTGGTAATGCTTGGGGTGCTTTCAATGCACTAACTGAACGCCTTGATTGGTACCGTTCTGCTCGTGGTGGTTCTAACGAATCTATCCTTGCATCTGCAAGTGGTTTTGACCCTGCTATCAATGCAGAAAAAAATCGTTTGCTAAAAATTGTACAAAATACTTTGCAGATTGCATAAGTAAAAAAATTCCTGAGCAAGAATTAAAACTGCTCACCATTAGGTCCGTTAGAATAGTTGGTTAGTTCGCTACCCTGTCACGGTAGAGGTCACGGGTTCAAGTCCCGTACGGATCGCAAGAAATTCCTAGGCAACCTAGATGTCCGATATGTCCGAATTGACATTTTAAAGAATATCTATTAAGATGATCAAATAATATTTCCTGGATTTTTTGATTACGATACTTGACATTTATCCCCCAAACCCCTATAATTAGTATATGACCCAAACAAAACCTTACACAATAGATGAACTAATGCAAAAAATATATGATGAGAACTTTTCTCATTTTGATTTCATGGATAACATGAATGGTGGAGAGTGTGATTGTAATCTCCATGTGGCTATGGATTTAATGTATGAATATGGAGGTGGGCTATGTTAGGCTATACCGTTGATGATTTAGATGAAATGATTAGGGCTGTTGTTCTTGCTAAGAAATCAGTACCAAGCACACAACTTAGAATCCATGCTGGTTTAGATAAAGCAGATGAGTTCCTAAAGGGACTATGGGCAGAAGGGTACTTTGACTAATGTGGATTAAGTATGATTATCTATGTGTTGATTGCGATGCCCTGATTGAAATCACTGCCTGTGCAGATCTTGTTAGAGAGCCTTCCTGTATTTGTGACGGGGAAGGTATAGTTATCTTATTATCAGAGTCAGACGGCAATGCCCCTATCCTTACAGATGTGAGCAAGGTCACACCCCGTACACTTGTAAAAATCAACACGAACCCGTATAATTAATATATGGACCTAAACACATTCAAAGAATATATCAGACTACATGCTATCTCCCTTGAACAGGACTTAGCATATACATTGGAGCATGAGGACAATGCTGACGATATAACCTTCTACATTGAAGGTTCTATTGATGTATGCAATCACCTACTGGAGGTTATCAATGAATAGCATAACACTTGACCCATATCTACGCAAGCAAGTTGAGTTAGGCATGGACGGTGCAGACATAATGCATGGCCACTTAAAGACTATGATGTATGAGGCTGAAAAGCAACTGGCTGAGTATGCTGACAACGATGATGAACAGTATGACCAAACAGTTAATCGTTTACACCTTGAAGGATACCTTGAAGGTTTGTCAGAACTATATAGTTTAACATATGCTATTGCTTTTGCTAAGGAGGAAGTCAATGGATAACTTTATTTACCTAACTATGGAAGAATGGGAAGCCACTTACAAACCTATATATAATCATATAGATAACAATGCTTCCTTTCAAGATGAATCAGGTCAGGGTATTATGTTTGAGACCTATGGTGATGAGGTTGCTTTTGTTAAGTCTCAATCCCCTGACAAAATTTGGATGTATGGCTCTGGCGATGACGGTGGTACTTACATCTGGAATGGCTGGGGATTTGTAAATAGATTAGGATACTTCATTACTGAGGTACCGTGCCCACCTAACACACATATACAGGTACAGGTAGGAGAGCCTGACTTGACATGTGATTTCTGCGGTGATATACTTGATGAAGAATTAGAACACGACCCACTATGTGAAGGAATACAACAATGAAAAAAACAAATGACCTAACACTTATCGGAGAATTTTTTGTAGATAGCGGACAAGCCATTGTTGGCGACCCATGCTATTTAGATGAGTGGCAAAATTGGGATAGTGATGTAGAACCATACGAAAACAATCTTAATAAGGTTGGAGAGTATGGATATCTTGGAGCATGTAATGCTACTGCTGGAAAAGGCTTTGGACAATTGGGCGGTATGAATGCCGTTGCATTTTCCACGGGATACGGAGACGGACACTATCCTGTCTATGCAGACATCAATGAGGACGGACGAGTAACTATGATTGTTATTCCTTTTATTAATGATGAGGATAACTAATGTCAGAATTTAAAGTAGAGATTATCTTTGAGCCAACAGGCGACTACATGACATTTAGATACGATGCTGAATCAGATAATGAAGCAGACCTTATCAATGAAATACTAAACCAACTATCAATCGTATCTTTTAAGGAGCAAGACTAATGGGAGCCCGTATTAACTTTGTATTTAAAGACATTGAGGATGAAGCACACGTAGTCCTATATAGCCATTGGGGTGAGACTGAATGGCAGCGGGACTTAGCCATGGCACTGGAGCACTCTAAGCCACGTTGGAAAGACTATGCATACTTTACCCGCATGATGATTAGTTATCTTATTCAAGATTCCGTGCTTGAAGAGACAGGGTTTGGAATTTATGCTATTACTGGTACCAATTTCGAATTAGGTGAGACCACTGTCGTTATCGATATCTCTAAAGAGACTGTCTATGAGGCAGGCAAGGACCTGCAGGTCGACTGGCAGTTATTTATTAATGCCTACATACCAAAAACCGTTAGCGCTTAGCGCAGCATAGATCAACAGGTATGGGTCACCTGCTGATTAACTAAATAAGGATAGGGACGGCGTAGCCTGTGGGGGTTGCGCCTCCCTTCCCCTTCCTGTATAATAGATAAAGAGGAGAGACATGGCATACAGCGTTCGTAAAAAGCCTGAGAGCACAAAAGAAATACAGTTCTCAAATCGTTTAGCAAAGTTGCTAACTGAGGACATGGGACTCAACTTGGAAGCACTTGGCTTTCATTTAGTACATAACCACCCTGTTATAGTATCACGCAGACTCGAAGTCGTTGCATTGACAGCGGGGGAGGAGTATGATAAACTTATGACAGGATACTTGGGAGAGGATTACACAGCACTATGGAAGTAAACTTTATAGACAGATGCGGTATTTTAGGGCAGTTCTGGTTTGAGTACAGAGATGATGAGGATGTAAAACCTTTCATTGACTACAACGATGTTGGTTTGCCGCTTGCGTGGTTTATTTCAACGGGAGTTGTAACAGCACTACCAGTAGCAGAGGACTATGTAAACGAAACGTTTGCTATGTTCCTTGATGCAATGGAAGTAACAGAGGATGAAGTTGCAGATGTAGATAATCTTGATGACTTGTTGGCTATTGCAGAACAAAAGAAAAGCGAAGAAGAAGCAAAGTAATTCAGGCCACACCCTTCGGGGTGCCCCTAGGCAACCTAGAATATACCACATATATCAAACCTTGTCAAACCTTATATCAAGGTATTACGAACTTTGAGAAAATTTCCCCAGAATTAGATTACGATGGTTTGGAATTTTTTCCCAGAACCATACATGATATACTTGTATGTATGACAAGTTTTGAAAGCAAAGCCCAGATCCTAGGAGAACTATGGATCAACTATAAAGGTGATGATGAATGGGTAGACTTCTTTGAATACAATGATATGGGTTTACCTCTTGCCTTTGCTTTTGCTGAGGGGATTGTAAACCATACAAATACCCTGGAGCAATACATAAACGAAACCTGGTTTCTATTCCTTGAGGGCCTAGACATTGAAGACACAGGGTTTGAAGACATATCAGATCTTTTGCAATAAGACATTAAGATCCAAACCAAAAAAATCGCTGAACTTTTTATAACAAACCAGGTTTGTCAAACCAATGTTATAATGAAACTATGCCAAGAGATCACTTTTCTCAAATGAGTAGACAAACCTCTCATCGCCATGATCAACCACATGATGTCCAAGTCTTTAATAAATCAATGGGTATTCTTACTGGTATGTTATATTCTATTGTTACTCTTAAGGCTTTCTTTCCTTCTGCCCCCGCCCCAACGATGACTAATAATCCTGTTAAGGACGCTGCAAGCGGGGACTCAAAGTATACACAATTAACCCTATGGTAAATAACAA